CTGCATCAGCACCTGCATCAGCACCTGCAGCTGAAGGAACCGCAATAACTCCTGAGATGCGCCGTCAAATGGAAAGCGATCATCGTATCGCTAAGGACGCCGCAGTACAGAGGGCCGCTAACGCCTTCACACTGTTGGCAGCCGGAACGGCTGTAGTGGCAATCGGCACCCTGATCTACGGGGGAATCCAGAAGTACAACAGCAGCAAAGAAATGAACGTGATCGACGTTCAGTCGTAAGGTTAACGGTGAATTAGGCACAGTTGACACATCTATTCGTAGTTGTGTTAACATGTGTAGCAACGGGGGTAATTGATCCTACCCCTGTTTTTAGATTATTGGAGAATACTTTGGACTTTACTATAGCAAGCAACACACAAATACGTGACTACTTCAATGGGTCTGACTCATACGTACCTAGCTCTGAACTTATGTACCTACATGAGCATCCACTTATACATGCGACGTTCTTAAGGGAGATTGAAGTACTGGTTAATAAATCAGCACTATGCATATCTAAGCACAGGGTGCAGGGTGTGATAATAGATAAATTTGTAGTCCTAACCAAAAATTTAGGGACGCTCTTGGATAGTGTAAACCAAGAAAGCGCCCCTAAAATTCTTAACGAACTAAGAGAAGTTTATAAGTTAAGTAACTCCCTACTGAAACAGTTCGACTTCAAATAAGTTCATAACACCGGTATTAGTATCAGCAACGTCAGCCCCTACTCTATCTAGAATAGCAACTAACCTATCCCTATTTATAACCCAGTTACCGTTTACGAATCCAGAAAACTCTGTGTTTGGTATGGTTATTGTAGATAGAGTAACTAGCTGCACGGCACTAGCTGCCGCCGTAACAGCCGTAGCTGCTATAATACTGGAGGTTCTAGCTGAAGTAGTTAGGTCACCTGCTGACAAACCCTTATATCTTAAACGTAGTGCCCAGTTACCACCAGTTATAGTAGTGCTTACACTTAGTTTCACCTTAATAGGTTTAAAGGGGTTTAGTGATTCAGGGCCCAGGGCTAGAGGTAACAGAACGCTTGAAGTAGCTGCATCTGCAAACGTGTTAGCTATAGAGTCATCAATAATGGACTGTGCTGCTCCACCGGTGGTATGAGCCACTGGACGTACCGACTTATATAGTCCTGCCATTTCTGGAGAATTAGCATGAGCAGACACCACTGGATTAGTTACACCCTGAGTAAATGTCACGTTATAAATAGGGAACCAACCAGAGGTAGTAGCCGGAGGGGTTTGAGAACCAGCGACTGCGGATACAGAAGCTACGTTAATCTGAAGTTTTAATTCACCAGGTATAAGAGTGGATGGTAGGTAAGCATTAGCTGCATCCAAATAAGGTAGAGTAGAAGCAGCCATGTCCCCACTAGTTAGTTCTAAAAATTTACCCTCTATGGTAAATGTCTGAGCGTGAGTAACTGTGACTGGTGGTGTAAACGTAAAGTCAGAGTCTGTTAGTTTAATAGCCTGTTTAACTACTGAGATAGTAGATCCAGAGGATATTATGTGGTTCTCATATACTGCCCCTTGTGCTACCCTAATAGCATTAGTCGATGGGGATGATACTTCTAGACCAGTTACGAACCTAGTGGCTCCAGGAGTAATCAAGTACTTCTGCAACATGCTTTGAGCTAAAGAAGATATTAGTACTCCTCTTCTAGCTGCATCTGCCCCGCCAGATCTAATATCCTTAAGATTGGTTTCAATATCTTGTAGTGGGCGGTTATCCACTGAGTAAAAATATGGGTCAAACTGGGTGTAGTACCTAATGGCTGTGAAGTTTGAGTCACCCTGTGCTACGAAGTCTTGTGTCATTATATGTCCTTTGGTTAAAATCCAATTCCTTGGTATATTGACTTCCTCCCCAGGCCTAAAGGCCGAGGATTCCTGCTAACTTAGATAGTGACTAAGTTATTGTTTTGCAGCGATCTAAGTCCAGATCGGAGAATATTCTTAGCTGCATTTACATCTCTATCATGAGTTGTATTACAGTCAGGACAAGTCCATTCTCTTATATTTAAACCAGCCCTACCCTTGGGTGAGGACTTAGAAATGGAGCCACATTCAGAACATGCTTGTGTACTCCATTTCTCACTAACTTCTCGACATATCTTCCCTTTGGCCAATGCCTTATAAAGAAGGAAAGACTTAAGCTGAAACCAGCCTACGTCATATACTGATTTAGCCATGCCTTTGATTTTAGTCTTAATTAGGTCAGAAGACTTAACGTCACCAATGAGGATGTGGCTAAACTCATTCGTTATTTCATTACTTACTTTATGATTGAAATCCTTACGTTTGTTTGAAATCTTGGCGTGAATGGTTCTGGCAAGTTTCTTCTTACCTGCCCTCTGAGCCATAGCAAGCTTACTTTGGTACTTTCTGAAATACCTCTGTGCACCGAAAGAAGTGCCGTCACTGAGAGTAGCTAGTGATTTTAAACCAAGGTCAACTCCTACGGGATTTAATTCTATTGGGCCTTCGAAATCTGGTAGTTTACAGACTACATTCAGGTAGAACCTACCTCTAGCATCCTTTGTTATACTGCCAGTTTTGATTTCACCCTCAATTGGTCTGGAGTAGAATAGATTGAACTCGTTCTTGAGAAACCTGACTGCTCCAGTAACTTTATCAATTTTAATTGATCTAGCCTTAAATGGGATCCAGGTAAGACTCTTTCTATTTGACCTCCACCTAAGATAAGGTTTCTTAAATTGGTATAACCTGGTACAGTATTCCTGATTAACCTCTTGAACAGTATCTGAGTAGATACCTAAGGGTTTTCCCCACCCAGCTGTTTCATTATTTAAATCAAAACTTGAAGGATACTTAGATTTAAGAGCAAGGGCTTTCTGTTGTGTTTCATTTGCATTATTCCAAACACGATTAACAGCGAAACCCATCTCAGTTAAAGTACTAACTAGTGATGAATTTGAGTCTTTAATTCTATATTTGAAAGTTTTATACATTGAAAGTAGTTTAACATGATAGGATTCAAAATGCAACGTAAATCATCTCGCGTGTTATTGTCAGGTGTCTCCAGATATGATACACTAGTCTTATAGTTTCAATACGATTTTAATAGGTGGTATAAGATGTTTAGAAGAATTCCGTTTTATTTTAGGCTGTTAATTCATGGCCTGAGAGCATTCAGACTAGTAATCTTAACGGGTAACCGTGTACTGGATAAGGTCACAGGTATAAATACCGAGGACGCAGTGGCTCTTTGGTTATCAGTATTTAACCCAAATGGGTACAGTATAGTAATGACTGATATTAACTTCTCAGAGAAGAGTATAGACTTTTGGGCGGGCATGCCTAAGCATATAACCAGGAAGTTCATATTTAGTGATATCCTCATACTCTCAGTTAAAGACCTGCGTGGGGCGGAGACGGTCATGGATTCTATACACCCAGGATTTGCGAAAGCTACGTTATTTAGTGGATGCAAGGCTTCATACAATAATTTTGATAAGGAGTCAGCATGATAGGGTATGTATATCTGGACTATGATAAATTTTTAGTCAGGAAAGACTACAACTATATTGAGAGTGAGTATCCACAGTTTTTTACGGATAACAGACATATGATAGTCAGAGTCTGGACTTTTAACACAGAAGATAGGTCAAACATGGTTCTAATGCTTAAAGCATTCAAAGACTTAGAGGTGGAAACAGATAAGGTACTTATGTTTCTTAAGGACATTAAATTCGATATAGAGTCTTTAAAGAAAAATGCAAATTAGATTTAGCCAAGATAAAACATCAATAATAGTCACCTGCGACAAAGCTACAGACTACTCAGCATTATATAAATTCCCAGGATTAATTAAGAACGGCGTATCGTACGTTATGCCTGCCAGGAAACACGTGGCATATAATTTGATAAGCCGTCTCCTGAAGAAGTTTAAAGGTGTAGTAGTAGCTGAGGATGTAATGCAGTTTATACAGTCTGACATGGCTTTACTGGAGTTACCACCTGAGTTTACATTCAAGACTAAACCTCTGAAGCATCAACTAATAGCACTTAGATATATGTACACAGTAGGTAGTGGGGGTCTACTCCTAGATCCTGGTATGGGTAAGTCCAAGGTAGTATTGGACTACATCAAGCTTATGGGGTTCAAAAGGACGTTGGTTGTTTGTCCCAAGCCTCTACTATTCGTATGGGAAGACGAGGCAGAGATACATCGTAATGACTTAAGCGTACACGTATTTGGGGAAACTATGAAAGTTCCCGTTAAAACCGTCGATGAAGAGGGTAAGAAGAAGACCTCGTACGTAGTGGACCTAGACGCCACCTGGGAACGGGAAAAGGTTGAGATAGAATCCCATGATGTTACAGTAATAAACTACAGTAGGTCGGTGACATTCAAAGATCAACTTAAGGCGGTTGGATTTGAGTTCATACACCTAGACGAGTTCCTAATAAAGGATAACTCCACTGAGCGTACCAAGGCTATGACGGATATAAGCAAGGTGATACCATATAAGTGCGGTGGATCTGGAACCTTGATAAATAACTCAGTACTAGACATGTACGCCCCCGTGAGGTACTTAGAGCCTTCACTAGTGGGGACTAACTACTACCACTTCAAGGATAGGTACACCATAAGTAAGGGGCCTAAGGATTCAAACGTTAAGTTCATAGTAGGATACCGGGACATAGACGAAGCCAGAGCTATTCTTGAGTCCTGCTGTATAGTAATGACGAAGGATGAGTGGCTGGAACTCCCGGGTAAGACGTTCCATAAAAGGTATACACAACTATCTGATGAACAACGTAGGATATATAGTGAACTGTCTAGGAATTACACGACTCAAATCGAGGGTGAGACCTTAGACATTGATAACCCCTTAGTGATGATTAGTAAGCTATATCAAGTAGCTAATGGATTTGTGTATATCTCCAAAGATAGGGAAGAGGCCTTTGAGCTACTGCCGGAGATAGGGGATATAGAGGTTAAGAAAGCTAAGGATAGGAAAACTGTCTTTATGCCTGAACAGCCTAAGATAGCAGCACTTAACAGTCTACTGGATAACGAGCTAAAATCTAGAAAAGCTATAATCTGGTTCAACATGCAAGCAGAATATACTCTTATACATTCACTACTAGAGTCTAGGGGTGAGAAGTTCTCAACGATAAAAGGCGGGGAGAAACATATAGGGGATAAGGTTAGGGAGTTCAATAGAGACCCGACTATACGTTGGTTAGTATGTCAGGCAAAGTCAGTCAACTACGGTATAACGGTGTTAGGTAGTAGTCCTGATAAGCTAGAGTCTATGAACGTGGAAGCCTTGCCAGACGTATCACCTGAAGTGTTTACTGAGGTGTTTTATAGTCTTAACTATAGCCTGGAAGTATTCATGCAGCAACAGGATAGGATACACCGAATAGGTCAGAACCATAAATGTGAGTATTACCTGATACTTACCAATACGGCAGTGGAGAGAAGTATAGAACAGATACTTAGTGATAAGGTATCTATACGGACTGATATGCTTGTAGATATAGCTACTAAGCTGACTACAGAACTTAACAGTTTTGTGGTATAAGAAAAATGTGCACATATACGCACCTTATTTAAGGAGACGCAGATGTATAGATTATTAATAAGTATTATCCTTACGACAGTATTATGGTGTTCCTCAGTTAACTCCAGTAATCTCAATGTATTCTATGGAAGTATGGTAACACCAAGTACAGAAACAGAAGCTATAAGCCGGGCTACTGAGAGGCTAGTGGCGGATATAATAGGGCCACAGGATAGTAAAGTAGACAGAGTAGAGTCTCTAACTGAGTTCCTGTATCAGTCTATGCATAAGCGACGATCTAAAGACTCTATACGTAAGATAGTCATTAACTCCCGCAATATGGAGAGAAAACTAAAGTACACGGAGTCAGAGATGATTCTGGCCATCATCTCAGTAGAATCCCACTTCAACCTAAACGCCTCTAACAACGGCTCATTCGGCTTAATGCAAGTAGAGGAGAAGTCTCACCTCACTAAACTTCGTGGTAGGGATGTTTTCAACATGTATGTCAACATGGAAGTAGGGTCTAGAGTGTACGAGGAGTATTATGGTATGTTCGGTAACATTAGATCTACCTTACTAGCGTATAACGCAGGCCCCACTAACTACCGTATAGGCAACTTTAACGAAGAGTACTACACTAAAGTAATAAGTGTTTACGACTCCTTAAAAGCCCTGCGTTAAGGTCAATTAAACCCTCCCGTGTTGGTATAAGTATATTGTAACAGACCGATTTACTCACACAGGAGGAAGTAGGAATGGAAACACTTAAAGCTATTGGCGTGGCAGCAATCATTTCGGCCCTGTTGGTAGGGGTAATGTTGGTACACTCAGAAGTACCAGACACACCGGTATGTATGGGTAGTCAGCCTGGTAACGTGCCTCACGGCTCAACGGTAGTATGGACTGACTGCGGTCAGAATCCTGCTGGAAACTGGGACCCCATAACCAGACAAATAAGGAGGTAACATGAGCTTCATCCTAGGCCTGATAGTAACTGTAGTAGTGGTCATAGCAGTGCCAGTAATGATTTTCGGGTTTGTCATATCCGTGATTAATGGTGCATCAGAAAAGTAGTAATGACAAAAGGGGTTTACTTCCCCTTTTGTTTAGGCTAACATATCACTATGTCTGATACTACTCAAACCCCTCAACTTCAAGATCCGCCACATAGGATTGACGTCCTAGGTAAAAAATTCAGAATCAAGAAGATGAGTCCTGACTATGAGCCAAACGCCGATGGTTTAATGGAGTTAGACAAACAGATATTGTGGTATAGGGAGAAAGAGTCCCTATCCTATAATCAAGACACTGTCTTACATGAGTTAATACATGCAGCAGATGAGACTCTTCATTTAGGTATGAAAGAACAACAGGTACATCAGTTGGCAGCAGCACTCTTAGCAATAATCAAACATAACCCTGATTTCGTAAACTGGCTTCTGACAGAAGACCACGTTTAAACTAAACCAATTTCAACAACACTTATCCTAAGTTCCAGGAGGTACACGTGTCAATCAAAGAATTAGAACGGCTATATCCTGGGTATACAAAAATCAGGTTTAAATGCCCTACAGGTCAAGGCGGCGCCAACGGTAGACCTGAATGGATGAGGGAGATAAATAGACAAATATCAGCGAGGGTTAACGATAATACGGGTGTTAGACGTAGGCCACTACTAAGGCCTTACGGCCCTATACAGGACCTACTCCTCTGCCTTCGTCTAGGAATACCATTCATGTCTACGTCCCTTAGACTAGAGGTTAGTGAAGATGGTATATATGGGCGTCTATTCGTCCATTCTTACTACCTACTTACTATAGACTTATTATGGGGAGTAGTTACCCATTTCAAAATCCCTGAGGCCGAGAGGAAAATAGTGAAGTACTCTCTGCTTATGCTCAGAACACTTGGAGTCTTAGTAGTTATAGATAGGCTCGATAGTAGAAGGAAGGGTGCTGGTATCAGTATTCTCCACTACTACATATCAGATGAAATAGAGATATCGTGTTCCAGGATGGAAGTAGGATCAGAATGTTCTGTGACTAGTAAGATACCTTATAATCACTGCTATCCTCAGCTGTCGGGGGAATATAAACTGGAATCAATACGTACATATCTGGTAGAGCGCCTAGCTCACGTCAAGGAGCATGAGGGTACAATGACTGGAATCTATGCCCATATAAGTATACCTGGGTACCCGGCTTCTCTATCCACCTTAGAACATATTATCACGCATAATCCCTTCCAAAACGTTATAGGATTTAATTATGGCACAAGATGACTCAACAAACGATATAGTCCTGACTTCACAGATGGCAGCTGAATTTGATGATGAGGGATTCGAGCACAACGAGGAGATACTGGCGTATTGTATCAACTCAATGATATTGGCAGGAAGTGACATACTGTCAGACATTCATGCACACTCCTTCCAGTCCAAGATGAAAAGTAAGAAGAAAGTACCTGAAATCACTTTTGAGAGCTGCAAGGAGAACCTAGAAGAGGTAGTAATGTACCTGTTCTGTATTCTCAACAAACTCATGGTGGATGCACCTTTATACTCTGAAGTTATGGAGATTCGTGATAGTATACCAGTCATGGCCAGGGCCGATAAGACTCTCACCATCATCGCTTTAGTACAGAGTGTGACCGACCTATCTACTATGATCTGGCAGGATTTAGATTCTGGCAATAGCAATATAATGCAAGTTATGCTGAAGAACAATGCGGCAGAACTTGAAGAAGAGATGACCGAGTTAGAAGAAGATGTAGTTTCGGTAGCAGGTGCTATACTGGCATTAGTAGATACTATGTGCCAACACACTGGTCAGTCTCTAAGGGCAGTGCTTTAAACTTAAACAATTTAATAGGTTGAAACAGACCGGAAAGAGTACGATGAAATATAACGGAAGAGACCTGATGGATTACTTTCCATTAGAGTCTCCACGTTCAGGGCAGACTGCTGTTCTGAATGAAATAGACAAAGTGTTTTCAGCGGGGCAGAAGTTTGTAATACTTGAGGCCCCTGTTGGATGTGGTAAGTCTGCTATAGCTATGACTTTAGCTAAAGCAATGGGGGACGCCCATTTAATAACTCCGAGGAAGAGCCTTCAGAATCAGTACTTCGATGACTTCACGGATGAAGTTGTACTAATGAAGGGCAGAGGTTCATATCCCTGCACTAAGTATTCTAATAATGCCCGATATAAGACTGTGATACGTCAGGTAGAAAACGGAAGTGTGCCATCACCCGGCATTGACGAGACTAACTGTAGTAATGCACCTTGTAGAACAAGTAGTGGGGTGGCAGCGCAATGTGCTATGGACATGGGTGTTTGCCCGTATGTTAGGGCTATGGAGATTGCTCAAGATAACAACATCGTTGTCCATAATCTTCACTCATTTATATACCAGACTAACTTCGCAGAGAAATTTGAGAAGAGGTCAATCATGGTTATTGATGAGGCCCATGAAATAGAGGGCGTTATGTGTGACTTCATAACAAAGAAGATTACTGTAGCCAGGAGGCTACGAGAGTCCGACCTACCTACTACGGTTAATGGATTAGATGGATGGTGTGATTTCCTTTTAGACACTAAGTGTGCTCCTGTAGTATCTAACGCTCAGTCCAGGGCTAAACTGGCTAACCCAGAATATCGAACTGACTTGGATGTGTATACTGATCAGGTTCAGTCCCTGCGTCTATACTCTGAGTTCCTAGAAGATAAGTTCACTGTTAAACACAACGTACTGGGGGGTTCTACTACTCCGACGTTTGAGTTTATACCGCATAAGCTAGGTAATGCAGCTATGAACAACCTGTTCGCATTCGGGGATAGAGTAGTCCTCATGTCTGGGACTATATACGATAAGGATCTGTTCTGTAGGAATCTAGGGATAAACCCCGCTGAGGCTTACTTCATCCGTATACCCTCTACGTTTCCCGTAGGAAACAGACCTATCTACATGAAGGAGAAGTACCAAGCTGATACGTCTTTTGTAGGGTGGAACGAGAACTTCCGTGACATCATTGAGAAGATAGAGAGTATCATGGAAATCTTCTCTGATGTTAAAGGGCTTATTCATGCTCCGTCATATGAAGCCGCTGACCAGTTACTAAATGCCTTGCCTGAAAACAGGGCTATGAGCCATGATAAGACTAACTTCCAGGATAGACTGGCTGAGTTCTACGAGTCAGAAGGTAACAGGGTATTCATCTCACCAGTGTGCCAGCAGGGTGTGGATTTTAGAGAGGATAGGGCTAGGTTCCAGATAATCCTAAGAGTTCCCTATGCCAACACCAATGATGAGTTCATTAGGGATAAGGTGGAAAACGATTTTAACTGGTATAACTATCAGGCGTTGATAGTGTTTGGGCAACAGATAGGTCGTATCAATAGGTCAGAGAATGACTTCGGAGCAACGTTCCTTATGGACAACAGGTTCAATAGGTTCGTATCTAGGAACTCGGGTAGACTACCTAAGTGGCTACAGAACGCAATAATTTGGAGGTAATGAATGGGTATATTTTTCAATCAGCACGGCGTAAAAGAAGATGAGCCTCAAAAGAAACAAGGTCCTACTGGTGAAGCTCAGGTAGGTAATTATAGGCTAGGTATTGATCATATGGATGGTGCCTTAATAGTAGATGGGGCATGTTTAGATGGTACTAACCTATTCAAGGAGGTACCTGATAACATGAGTATACCTATAGGACAACTGTATCTAGTTCACCCTATGGGTCTTATAGACTATAATGGTCTTATTGACCAAGCTGTAGCACCGAGGCCTAGCTCAGGAGGTGAGGAAAATGTTAAGCAATAAAAAAGCCATGAAATTCATGGAGGTAGCCAAGTCCATTGCTGAACAATTTAGTAAGGACACCTCTACTAAAGTAGGAGCATTAGTGACTTCTATGGATGGTTCTCCACTGTCCTGGGGATACAACGGCATGCCTAGGGGTGTCAATGATAACGTACCAGAGCGCATGGAACGTCCTGAGAAGTACCTGTGGATGGAACATGCAGAGCGTAACGCCATCTTCAATGCTTGCCGTTCAGGCACCAGTCTAATGGGCTCACGTATATTCGTGACTGGGCTAGTTCCCTGTATGGAGTGTGCAAGGGGCATCATTCAGTCTGGCATTAAAGAGATCTACCTTGAGAAAAGGGCGTTTGATAATAGGGAGCAGGCCCACGCTTGGGCCGAGGGTTTCCCTAAGACTATGGAGATGCTGGCTGAGTCTGATGTAAGGGTGGCATTGTGTGGACCGTTGCAGATGTATATGAATCCAGTGTTCTCGTATACGGCTGATAAGAATATAGATCACTTGAGTTTCCTACATATTTCATGAGGACATATGTTTAAGTATACTTTTAAGTTTAAAGAACGAATTAAGTGTTACTCCAGTGGCCGTGTCAAAGAATATGAATTGATAGCTGAGTTAATATCCAAGGGATATATACCTAAGGAATTCCCTAGGTTTAATGGGGTATTCGAGGATATTGATCAAAAAGTCATATACTCCACTCATAGGCTTAAACTCGTTCCATTAAATGGTTACGACGTATCAGTAGATATGTTTAACGAGGAGGAAGTCTGATTTCAATTCCGCCACTTAATCATGGTATAAGAACAATGTAACAGAAGTAACATTAATCCAACCTGGAAAACACTATGAGCATAGTAAGTATAGCAAATAGCGAACCCAAGTATTTAGGTTGTAAGGTAGGCCACGAGGAGTACTACTTTCTCTCTGTTAAAGAGGGTAAAGGGAGATTTTTAAAGTACGTAGCATATCCTATGTGGTGTAGGTCTTCAGATGTATCTGACCTTTTAGATATTTCCAAACCGGTTGCAGATGAAGTAATAGCGGAGGTGTACTCATTCATACTTGGAAACCTGAAAATAGAAGTGCTACCTAAGAAACGCGGAAGATCTGAAAAGGTCATCAAAACAAACTTGAACTTGGGAACGAATAATAATGACAACAATATCAAAGGACCTGGACGAGATAGTATCCCTATCACCTCCGAACCACCTGGAAATGGAAGAAGTGGAAGTACTGATGTGTCAATCAGGATTGAGAACAGACTATCAGAACCGGGACGAGGGAGTAATAACTTACCACAAAACTCCGGTAAGTCCAATGTTAAGGGTACAGACGGAGTCCTCCCTGCTACAGGAGTTCAGCGGCCTATTAACAATGGGAAAACCAAAAACTCAAGTGATGTACGGGAGAAATCGGTACCCGTCGTTGCAACCAGTGCACCACCAGTTGTAGTAGTAGAGAAGCAGAAGAGAGTAAGGCGTACTAAGCTGCAAATGGAAGAGGCACGAAGGGCCGAAGCATTGGCTCAAGTGCCTACAGTAGTTAAACCTGTAGGAATCAAAGGAAAACAAAACAAGTGAAAAAAGCTCCGTCTTGGAATTGGGGTTCTTGGCGTTATTACAAGAACTAAGAGTTGCTAGATAGAGCTGGAGTTAATCGTGTCTTAAGGGCAGCCAACCCCTCTTTCCTGTATTGGCGGACCTGTTCTTTTGATAAGCGGAGTTTCTCGGCAATATCAGCATTACTCATCTCATCGTCAGAGTTTACAGACAATCCGTAGTAGAGCTCTATAACTTCACGCTGTGGAGATGGTAGCTCTTGTATAATGGCATATAACCTCTCTTTATCAAGTCTCGACTCCACCTCAGTTCCGATGGGGTCGATTTGAAAAGAGGGGTCCTCACTGTTCATGTCTTCAAGATAGAACGTAAGGTACTTTGTTTTATGTAGATCTTCTAAATGTTTTACTGGGACTTCTGGAAATTCTTCTTTTAGCTCAGGTATGGTGGGTTCATGATCTAAGGTATTTGTAAACTTCTGAATTCTAGCGGCTAACTGCTGTTTCCATATAGGTAGTGAAACTATTCTCATATGTGACATATGACTTTTTATCCTCTGATCAACCCAGCAACCGGCGTAGGATAGGAACTTTACTTGCATTGAAGGTATATACTTGTGAAGCCCTACTAATAATCCTTCGTTCCCTGCTGCTATCAGCTCTTTGAACAAGTCTGGTTCGTTCTTGGAGAAGTATTTAGCACGTTTAAACACAAATCTAAGGTTTGCCTTGATTATCCTCTCCCTTATCTTAACCTTCTGTGACTCAGGGACCCCAGCGTCCTGGAGTTCTAGGAATAGATCATACTCCTCCTCACGTTTAAGCATAGGGGCCTTGCAGATTTGTTCATAGTAGTGCGAGAGAGAATTTGTCATGAAGCTGATTCTATCATAGGATTTTTTAAATTACAACTGAAAACAGGAGGTTACTTGAAGTTCCTAATTCAATCTGACGAAGTTTCTCTAATGGAAAAGAGAGCCGTCCGTTCAGCAGCAATGATAATGGACGACGTAGAAGTTCAAATGGCTACACTGGAAGGATTGGGGTCACTAAGCCCAGTGGCAAAATACTGCCCAGTTGGCACCGTGGAGTTTGTTAAAAGGTGGGCTGAGATATGTGGAGTAAACCTACCCACCTCCATGTCATACCCTTCGTTACTACGCAATGATACCTTTCTACATCGTGCACTGGGCCCAGGCACTCTGAGGGATGCTAAGCTTAACCAGTTCGTTAAGCCTAGGTTTGACGTAAAGGGGTTTACTGGGTGCTTGAAGCGTGAGTTGTATGGTACTGGGATACGTGGTTCAGTATGTATATCTACTCCTAATGAAGGTTATCCAGTTTGGATCTCTGACCCTGTTAAGTTCACTACGGAAGTTAGGTACTACGTACTAAACGGCAAGATAGTTGGATATGGTAGGTATGATGATGGCCCTGACGATGGACCTACGCCTGATATAGGAGTAGTAACCTCCGCCATTAGGACGTTGGGAATTTCCAGTGACGTAGCCTGTCCGTCGGGATACTCCTTGGACTTCGGAGTCCTTGATAACGGTAAGACGGCTTTAGTAGAGGTTAATGATGGGTGGGCTTTAGGTTATTACCGAGGTACCTGTTCTCATCGAGACTACGCTATGTTACTTTGGACTAGGTGGCGTGAACTAGTTGACCAATCACGTAGAACGTAGTACACTCTCATTTCTTCAATGTAATAGAGGTTTTAATGAAAACGATTGTAACAATAACTGGACCTAGTGGAAGCGGTAAATCAACTCTGGCTAATAGATTGGTTAACGAACACGGGTTCAAAAACGTAGTAAGCCACACTACTCGTAAGCCTAGACATGGTGAGGCAGATGGAGAGAGCTACTATTTCGTCTCTGAGCAGGAGTTCAAACAAATGCTCAAAGAGTGGAAGTTCGTAGAGCATGTTTCGTTTAACAACTGCTATTATGGGTTATCCACGGAAGAAGTGGATGGCATCCACAGTAGCAACGCAACACCAGTAATTGTAGTAGAGCCTAATGGGCTTAAACAGATCAGTCAGTACTGCAAGGACAACGACATTCGTCTAATCCCTGTGTACATTGGTGGTGAGCTAGAGACGTTGGTTCGTAGGATTCTAGCCAGGGATATTTTAGGAGTAACAATAACGCCAAACTTATTGGACTATGTGTCTAAGCGTATAGCGTCTGTTACAGAGGAGATTGAACACTGGCCAGGATCGTTTCCGTTTTATTACTCGTACGGGCAGTACGATAGTGAGACTGAGGACATGATTGTAGGCAAGATAGTAGAGGAGGCTTCTGGATGCCTATAGAGATGGAACGTAAGTTCATACTGCCCCAAGGGTTTATGAATGATAGGCCTTACATAATGGCACAGAAGATTAACCAAGGGTACCTTAGTGAGTCTTTAGGTAGCGTAGTTAGAGTCAGACTTTGCACTACTACTTATATGGATTCGGCCCAACGTTCAGTCTCCTCATCAAAATTCGGATACTTAACCATAAAACTTAGTAGAGTAGAGGGATCAATTGGGGTTCCTGAGTATGAATACGAGATACCCTTCTCGGATGCTGAGGATCTCATTAACTCATGTCGCTATACTATATCTAAGGATAGGTACTATCTTAACCTGGGAGAAGCGGGGCACCTACTAGAGGTGGATGTATTCTCCGGTAGGCATTCAGGGTTGATCGTAGGGGAAGTGGAGTTTAAGTCTGAAGAAGATTATCTCAATTTCAAACCTCCAGTATTTTCTAAATTGGAAGTCACTGAAGATAAGAGGTTCTCTAACTTCTATTTAGCTAGAGCGTTGCAGGAGAACGTGGATAGCGTAATTACAGAGATGTATATAACTAAAGAGGAAATGTAAATCATGCATTACAGAAATTTGAGAGAAGCAAAGAACGGCGACGAAATAGTTCAACTTAATGATAAAGGACAGATCACTCACATTGGGGTACTAATGCGGGCAGTCCCCGGTAATGACTATTGTAATGGTATTATAGCCGATGATAGGGCAAAGTCTTTTAGTGAAGCCTGTATGTGCGACTGCCTTCATATGGATGATATTTCAGCGATGCTTAAGGAAAAAGGGCTAGACAAACGTCCAGCATCAAAATAATAAAACTAAATAAAACTAACGAGGTAACTAAAAAATGCATTATCGCAATGGTAGGATAGCAAAAAATGGGGATAAGGTAGTAAGACTAGAGGGGGGTATTATCGTCTCCTTTGGTGTACTACACAGCGCAGTACAAGGTAACGAGTTCATTAATGGTAACATAGCAATGGTCCAACCTTTAAATGACTATGCCTGTATGTGTGACTGTTTACATATAGACGACATAGGTGCTGTTCTAGCGGAAAAAGGACTCAATGTACGTCCTATGGGAATATAATTATGGTAAAAGTGGAAATGCAAGAGGACGAAAAGAGTGGAGTGTTGGCTTTTGCGTTCGAGTCTAGTAATGGCAGTAAGGATGACTTAAATGTTATAGATAACCTCCGTGTAGCCATTATGGGGCAACACCCTAAACGTGGTGGGTACATTAATAGTAACCGTTTGGTTATTGAAGTAAACCCTGGTGGAGGTGGAATTTGAGTATCCGTCATAGAATAACAGAATTAGTGTCTACTGAGCTGGACTTAGTAATAACTGAGCTAGGCTCTGACAGCGGCATTAGCGAAACTACTAGCATCAGAGTGTTAAAAGATGCTATAGTTATATTGTCCGTATTGAGAGTCGATAAGGACAAGGAAGTCATGCTGAAGGACGTAGTGGGTAACATAGCTACTCCTATGCTGGAGGACCCTATGAGTAACAATATTAGGTTCTCTAAGGTGGAAATTCCAGAGTATCTAGGTTCATTAAACTCCTAGTCTTTGGTATAACAAATTGGGAAGAGTATCATGCTTGAAAAAAACGGTACTATTACCTTGACAGATGAGGATTTGAAAGAGTACAATTCTGGCAATGTATCACAAAGGATCTACGACAACTGGGGTTTGACTTTAAGTGAACTTCGGGAGATTGTCGAAAGTGGATCTTACACAAAACTATAACTATAAAAAGAGAAATATCAAAATGACAGCAGACGTAGAAAAATTAGAAAAACTGGCAGCAGCCTTACCTCGTGAAGTACAAGCTAATGCATTGGCATTGGTTACTAAGATGACATCAGTCATTGAGGGTTTGGGTGATGATCCAGAACGTGCTCGTTGGAGGCCAACTAATGTCAAGTTGGTGCAAGCAACAACAGATCGTACTAAGCTACCAAAAGGCGCATCTATCGGTAGTCTTATCTTGGGAGATTCGGTAGTAGCTCAACCGCTGGATGTTATCCCTCTAGGTGTTTGGAATGGTCGTCAGTTCTGGTCGCCTGACCAAAACGAAGCAAAGTTGATTTGCTCCAGCCCAGACGCAAAAGTAGGTTACATCGGTAACGATTGTAAGGTATGTCCTCACTCTCAGTGGAGTGAAGAAACTAAACGTTCGGAATGTGGTATCACCTATGAATTCATGGTCATCAAAGCGGACTTGAGTGACGTATTCAAAATTTCGTTCTCTAAGACTAACTACGCCATCGGTAAAGAGTGGTTTGGTAAAATCAAGGATTCAGGTACTCAGTTGTATTCTCGTAAGTATGGTGTTAGCACTAAAACTAACGCTAAGTACAAACAAGTAGAGTCGTACGCTATCGAGTACTACAATGAGCCTAAACAACGTGACGTACCAGCTGAGTATAAGGATTTCGTTTATGAGATCTTTAAGGGTGTTAACGGTGATCGTAAGGAGATGCTGGACATCTTCCATAAGGGCATCATGGACAAGCGTGCACGTGGGGATATAATCCCTGTGTTGATTGCGCCTCAGTCAACTCCTGCTGCTAACATTTCAGTTACTACAGAAGGCGTAGTGTCTGATTCAGCTAAGAAGTATTCAGTGTAATAAGCCAAGGGGCCGCCTAGTGCGGTCCCGTTTAAAGACAACAATAATAACAATATGGCAAATAGGGATAAAATAGACTTCGACAAATTACCGCTTCACATGAAGCAGATTGTTGAGTTATCAGATAATTTTCAAAGTGACAAATACCCTAAGTGCAGGTGTTTCTATCTAGTAGACGGCAAGGTTGTTTTCGGTGTAGCTATCCTAGAAACTGAAGACTCTTTTTTAGTCGGAGCTCCAGCGAGAATGGTCAGACCTACTCCAGATAGTGACATTGAAGTGGATCCACTGTACGACTCATCTGTAATCAGAGTATTAAAAGCATCTGTAGCTCTAGTCACTGTAGTATCCCACAAGTTCAGGTTTCTATATCTGGATTACCTGTCTGAAGCTGGCTCTAAGTTGTTGCCAGATTACATGACGGAAGAAAGAGTTAACGGTACGTTGGAATTGATGAGTTCATTAACTGGACAGTCATTGAACTACAGCGCACCCAATGCTCAAACAATAAGCCCTTCAATAGTAGGGACTGGAAATATAACGGTTCATTAATGAGTAAAACTTTAACTCCTGTAGATAGACTTATAGACGACGTAAAGGTAGCTGAGTCTAAGATTACAGACATACTTCTGGATAAGTATGCGCTCGGTCCTTGGTCGTTCTCTAAGTTAAAAATGCTTAAGCAATGCCCTTATCAATTCTACTTAAAGTACATACTTAAGGTTAAGCGTGATTACCTAACTCGTGACACGCTTATCTCTGACATAGGTACTAGCGCCCATAGGGTGCTTGAGTTGGTGATGAGAGGCAAAGACGTAACCTCCGCTATGAAAGAAGCTGAGAAAGAGATCGTAGGAGCTAAAGCCGGAGGTTTCGGTAAAGCCTCTCTTACTCAAGAACAGTGGAATGAACGTATCGAAACACTGGTAGGCAGCATCGGTGACTTTGCTAGGAGAATGGATACAATGCACACTAACCTTAAGGTTAAACGTGTCCATACTGAGTTGAAGCTTGGCATTACTAAAGATTACGAACCTACTGGATTCTTCGGTGACGACGTATACTTTAGGGGTATCATTGACTTAATCATTCAGTTAGAAGTCTCTGATCCTAAATCATCAGATCTGCTTATCATTGACCACAAGCACGGTGGTGGTGAGTTTAATAACACTACCAAGAACTACCAGCCTCAGTTAGATACGTATAAGGTATTGTTCCATCATGGCATCGAGCCAGTTACTGGAGCACAATCAGGTATTCACTTCATCAAAGAAGGTAAGTTGATTTGGGGTGACTACAAAGACCGTGCAATGATTGAGAAAGACCTGCGTGTAGACTTGGACTGGAGAATCAATGGTGCAGTTGATAGCACCAAAGAGAAAGGGTTCTTTAAGCACGTTCGTGGTAGCCAGTGCCAGTATTGCGAGTTCGATGAAGAATGCAAGGCTGGACTTTTGAAAGAAAATGAATCTAGTACTAAAAAGTACTTTACTATCAAGAAAGTGGAATGATATGACCCCAGAAGCATTTGCATACTGGCTTCAGGGCTTCTTCGAGTTAACAGACTCGAAGGAGCTTTCTGCTGCACAATTAGAAGTAATAAGGAATCATCTCAAGTTAGTGTTCACTAAAGTAACGCCAGATGTAAAATTGGATGAGTACATTCCACGTAAGCCTGTTGATGCATGGCCACCCATACTTCCTGTCCATGTAACTGGAGCTCCTTACACTTGGCCATACGATATTACTTGTCATACTGGCAAGCTATGTTAACAGCACTACACTTTAAACCCTGACCCTGTTATAATTGGGTTAGCAAAACCAATTGGGGAACCAAACAATGTTTAATACAGTAAAGTCAAAAGTTGACTTGTTAGAAGTCATTTCCAAAGATTTAGATTTAGATTTAAAAGAGGCAGGTACAGATACTTTTGCCATAGTAGATGAGCAAGATCAGGGTGGATGTCCATTCTGCGGACATATGGATTGCTTCAAGATCAAGAGCAGTCGTAACTCTGAAGACTATTCAGACAACATCTACCATTGCTTTAGCTGCGACTCACATGGAGATGTAATCCAGTGGAGAGCAGAGCGTAAGAAGATCTCGTTAGTAGAAGCGGCTAAAGAGCTGGCTAAGGAATACTCCATCCAACTTCCACGTGATTTCAATCCTATTCAAGACGTATTCACTGCTGCTGCCAACTACTATAGGGTATGCTTCATGGAGTCATGTAACTCTCCTCAGAAGAAACTGAGTGGTATGACACCTATAGAGTATCAGACAAGGGTCCGTAAACACTCTGTAAGGGCCCTAGAACACTTTCACATCGGTTGGTCAGATGGTGGCCTCATCGAGTATCTAGAGAGCCTAGGATACGATCCTGAGCTGTTGCTGGAGGCAGGTCTTAAACACACTAAGACAGGTAAGGACTTCTTACCTAACGACTGCTTCATCTATCCACACATGAGTAAAGGTAGACCTAGTCACTTTACCTTTAAGGATCCTAATAAGAAGATTGCGTACCAGCTACCTAATAAGTTCGTGCTTAACGGCGCAACCTTCTATGGTCAGGACTCAACCCGTCTAGCTGACTCGGTACTTCTAGTAGAGGGTGAGAATGACGTGATCAGTTCTTGGGAGAACTCAGACCCTGCAAAGTTGTCGGTCATCGGCACTATAGGTCAGATCAGCGGTAGTCAGTTAGACTGGCTGCGTGAGAACCTCAGCTCTAAGCATATAGTAACTGCGTTCGATCCGGATGCTGCTGGAGATAAGTATCGTGAGAAACTGGAGAAGATTAAGGGTAACTTTAAGAGTCTCACTCATGTATTGCCACCGGAAGGTAAGGACATAGATGACCATCTGGCAGCGGGTGGAGTGGATATCGTTAAGTTCTTGAATGACAACGTAACTACCGTTAAAGCTAGCTCATCCATCATCATCTCCTCTGGAATTACCTCTACCGCCCAAGTTCCCATTATGGGTCAAGTGAAAGTAGAAGGGGATTCAGGATCAGAAGGTAACGAGCCAGAGGGTAGCAGTCCTATTATGGAGAAGGACGGATGCTACTATAAGATGGTGTTTAAGGAGGGGGTACCTTCTTACAAGAAGATAAGTAACTGTGTAATCAGACTCCTTAATGTGTTCGTGGATAATGATGGTGACCGCAAGAGGGAAGTAAGGATCATTAAGGAGACAGGTAAGATAAGCGAGCCTGTTGAGGTTAAATCCGATATTAAGACTTCTATCCGTTCGTTTAGGACCTTACTTGCAAATGCAGTTGATGGCGATTTCTGGGGCACAGACAATGACCTTATAGTTACCTGGGAGTTGGTGTTCGCTAAGGGTGAAAACGAAGTCAAAACTACTCGATGGGTAGGTAGGGTGGATAGACAGCGTGGTTGGATTTTTAGGAACATGTTCATATCCGATACTGGGTCTATAATTAAACCTGACGACAACGGTATCACTTGGTTAAGTGGCAAGACTTCAGGAATAAAACCAGAGTCCATCAACGTTAGTAATCATGTAGACGGTGAGGACATGAATCTCCCTTACTTAAATGACGAGTTGACCAAGGAAGAACGAGACGAGTTTACCGGTAATGTTGTTAAGAACCTGGTAGCCAACCTGAATGATCCTGGTGAAGCACTTATAATGCTAGGCTGGATGAATGCGTGTGCGTACTCAAATACCGTCTTCAAAATGAACCGTAACTTCCCTATGTTGTTCGTGTGGGGTACTGCTGGACAGGGTAAAGGTTCGGTATGCTCATGGATAATGGACTTGTATGACTTGGCTAGAACCAGAACTGCAGTGGCTCAGATAAAGACCGGTGTTGGGTTGGCTCTTAAGGCCGGGTACTACGCATCCCTGCCTCTGTGGGTAGATGAGATTCGTGCAGATAAGGAAACAGCCGAGCATCAAAGTGCATTACGGGATTTCTTTGATAGGGGTAGTAGGCCATTAGGTACTAAGGATGGTCATACTATTAAAGAGCGAGTGATCAGATGTTGTATGATGTTCTCCGGTGAGGATCAATTTACCGATCCAGCTACTAAGGAACGTTGTCTAGTAGTACGCTTGAAGAACATGGAAGGCAAGGGTCGTGAAACAGACAAGTCATTTAGATGGTTTGATGATAACCGTGATCTACTATCCTCTGTCGGATATAAGTGGATACTGGAGTCAGTCAACGAAGACCATGAAGCTTTGAAGGGTGAAATGCGGAAGCTTGACAAGGAGATACGTGAAGCTACTAAAGGCTCTGCTCGTAAGTCTAAAAGTTGGTCTATAGTGGGCATCTTTGCAATAAGGCTAGCTGAGAAGTATCTGCCTGAATTTGATATGCGCAAGTACTTGTATGAGGCCTCTACCATAGATAGTTCTGCTCAGAAAAGTGAGTCTACCGTGGCTCAGTTCTTTGAAGAAGTGGAGCATTTGATGGCTAAAGAGGGTAACGCTAGAACCATCAACGAGAATCATGTAAGTGTGAATGGTACCACTTTGAATGTGTGGTTTTCAGCTGTGTATAAAGCAGTGGATGACTCTTGTGGAAGGAATTTCCCGTTCTCTCGTAATGCCGTACTTGCAGCTATTCGTGATGAGCCTTACTACATAAAGGATAGGGCTACTGCAATATTAGGATTACATAGGCGAGAAGTCTTGCAGATAGATGCCAGTAAAGCACCTAACTGTATCAGAAACATAGCAGGGTTAAACGATAGGTAGTGATGTCGTGGCGAAATTGAGGGTATTTCTTCAATTTCGCTTGACTTCTTTTTTAGCTTCATTCATAATTCAATCCTCAACAACAACACCGGAGACGGGAAAATGAGCGAAGCGAAAAGTGTAACACCAGTAGTAGCAGTGGCAACAAAGAAGAAGCCTTGGGTTAATCGTAAGCCTCAAGGAATCCAAAACTACCGTAACTTCTATGGTCACGGTAATGCAAGATTTTACATCTACCCAGACTCTGGATGGAACGTAAAGAAGTGGGGTCCTAAACCTTCACTGGGCATTGTGTACGCAGACGACGAGTTCTATGCAGTACGTGAAGCATACAGTAAGCAACTAGCTCCAGTTAATCAGACGTTCGGTTTGATTGCGGTTCTAGAGCCTTTGAAATAACACCATAATAATAATAATAATAATAATAAGAGAGAACAAACATGAACAAGCAAGCAATCGTAGCAGCATTGGCAAAAACTGGGGATATTTCTAAAGCGGAGGCAGAACGTAGGTTAAATCACTTTCTTGACGTCATCTCAGCAGTTCTTAAGAGCGGGGACGATGTAACACTGTCTGGAATTGGTAAATTGAAGGTTGTTAGCCGCCAAGCTCGTATGGGCCGTAATCCTAACACCGGTGCGGCTTTGCAGATCCCTGCTAAAAAGACTATCCGTATTCGTCAGTCTAGCAACCTTGAAATCTAAAGCAGCCAGTACGTAGTAATTAAATTAGGGCCTCTTCGGAGGCCTTAATTATTTGTGCTTAAAGATGGTATAAGACTAAAGAGAACAAGACTTAAAATACACATTTAGGAGAAACTTATGAAATACATAGTAATGATCGTAGCACTAATACTCAGTCTATTAGCATGTTCTAGTCATTCAGGTCAGCTGGCAGATCCTTTGATTGAGACCAGGTACACCGACGTAGTGAAGAGGAATGCAAGTGGAGACATTATCCGTAGGGCTGATGTTCTTAAAGCCTTTCAAAAGATACACCCATGTCCGTCAACTGGACTACCAACAGGCAAATGCCCTGGATGGCAGATGAATCATGTAATACCTTTAGCCTGTGGCGGAGTAGATGCAGTATCTAACCTCATGTGGGTCCATGTATCAATAAAGACAGGCTCAGCTGCTACGTGCCCTTACTGCATTGATAGAGTAGAAAGAAAGATAAGCGCCTCAATCCCACCAGTGCCAGATACGGCTAACTGTGTTAACTCCGTTATTCCCTAGTATGGCGTATACTCCTGTCAAGTGGAATGCTGAGGCTTACTACTCTAAACGGGGAATATACCAATTGGAGTCTGAGCTTTTTGAGGCTAAAGTTTTTGATAGTAGCTACTCTAGGACAGAGAGGATGAAGCCTATCCTAAAACAGTGGATATTGGAACTGGAAAGGGAGATGGGAAAAAGGACGTTAAACAATGGAAGAAAAGGTTGAGTATATGACATCTACAAATCCGTTCAATTCTGAACAGGTCAGAATACCCTTCGTTGAAGGCCGTGACGGGAAGGAGGCTTGTATGGAGTTTGTTAAAACTACGTACAGCACTTACCGTCGAAGTCTGATGCAAAGTAGAAAACGGGGCCATGAAAAGCCCCACCACGCAACCTTACCGGAGTACAGGTGGAGGTTTATCCTTAGCTGTGTAGAATTTAGGAGATACCTCTATGGAAACCATCAAAGTTAACGTCCAAGAAGTAGACGGCCAGATACTAGATTGGCTTGTAGCTAAAGCTCTGGGTAAACGAGTAGGGACCTGTATGGGTAAGCCGTGCTATTTCGAGGAGACTTGGGAGAGCAGTAATGAGGATTTCCGTGTACCACAGTACTCTACCGACCCTACAGAGTCATATCCGATCATCGAAAAAGAGGGAATACAAAGTAACGTGTTCCGTAATGAAAAATTGGAGGTTATAGGATGGCAGTGCTACATAGAGAGCGGGTATTTACCCATTGGTGATGGGCCTACTGTGCTTATCGCCGCTATGAGATGTTTTGTAGCAGGTAAACTGGGTTATGAAGTAGAAATTCCGAAGGAGATGCAATGCCTGATAAAAGCTTAGTAAAAGAGATGGAGGACCTTAGACGACAGGTAGTTATGTTGCGTAAGGAGTTTCTATGGGTGTGGGATGAAGTATGGCCCCTGGTACTACGTTCGGAAGTGAGGCTAATGAACCTACCTAAGGCTACTTCCATACTCAACCTGGCTGGTGTTTTGTTCAGCGGGGAAGAGCCTAGCGTAGGTCAATTACCTGAAGTAACTGTGGTATAAGATAGTTGTAAGGAATTAAGACTTGCGAGACCAAACCATTCAACTCAATTAGGAGAAAGCTATGAAGTCTGTACAACAAAAGTACGATGAAGCTACACAACGCAATTTCACCAAATTTTTCAGTAAAGGTGGGATTGCAAGTGCTGTAAAGGAAAACGTCAGCAAGGGTCAAGCTCCTCATGCTGCGTTCAAGACCTTGGAAGGTGTCAAACACCACCTCGGTATCAAGAAGACTGACCGTTCCGTTGACGGGGAACTCACTCTGTTTGTTGCACAGGTGACTGGTCAGAAGCACTAAAAATCAGTACATTCAAAGTCAATCCTGGGCGGTTAGCTCAGTTGGTTTAGAGCAGAGGACTCATCAGTAAAATTGTGCGCTAGTGAAAAATGAGTTGGTAGTCTTTACTGTGAGTCTAAGCCCCCTTTCCCGTCAAGCAATTGTCGGTAACGGCATTCCACGGGACACTGGCGTAACAACTCAATCGAAAGACGCTAGATGAATTTCCGTAAATTCGGCGGACGCTTCACTAATAATAGGTTAGTCACTAAACTTAAACACTCCGTCATGACTATGAGAGAGGGGTGTACCTGTAATTAGAATGCCAACGCCGAGCCAAGCCTTAATTGGGAGACCTTGTATTATGAAGGTTTAAACAATAGTTGTATCCCGTGGTGCAGATTTCCAGAACACCCTCTACGGAGCGAATAGGTGTCTAATCTGATTTAAGGAAGGTGTAGAGACTAGAGACGGAATGCCTAAGTTTACGAAATAGACCACGCCTCGATTGAAGAGTAGTAGGTATTAAAGGGTAAATACGGTGATAGCATAGTCCAGACCACGAACAATAATCCTTAAAAGGAAATGAAGCTCGCTGATGGTGATATATAGTCTAAGGTGGAGTTTGGAGTGTTGGCGTCGAAAGACGAAGTGGTACGAATCCTTTGGTCACTGGTTCAAGTCCAGTACCGCCCAGGATTGGCTTTGAATAAGCAACATTTAAACAACGTCCTTGTAGTTGAATGGATACAACAAGCCCCTCCTAAGGGCTAGGTATGGGTTCAATTCCCGTCGAGGACACCATTAAACAACGCGGAAACTAAAGTGGATAATAGGAGGCTCGATGAAAGCAAAAGTAATAAACACAGCTGCACGATTGGTTAACGATTGCCAATTCTTATCATCATGTGCAGTAAAGGTAGCCGCAGGGCATGAAGTAGCAATAGCCTTCAAACCTAAAGAGGGGCAGAAAAACTCTGATGGTTTCAGTGCTACTCTCGTCCTATCCCAAGAGGATGCTGCAGCTTTGCAGGGTATTTTTAACCGGGCATTTAAAAGAGTAGAGACGGATGCCGTTACATTAGGAGTGGAGTTCTGACATGGAAGATTCAAAAATGACGCTAGTATTACTAGTGGCTATGGCGTTTATCTGGCTGTGGGTAGAATCTATGCCGGTAGAACCAGTACTCACAGTAGTGGACACCTGGAAGGAATCTGCTATTTACCAGTGTAAAGCTGCTGGGAACTGTTTGTAACCGAATCAATGCCGGGGTGGCGGAACTGGTAGACGCAACGAGTTTAAGCCTCGTCGCCTTTTGGCATGCAGGTTCGAATCCTGTCCCCGGCACACTTCAGAGGTATAAACAATGACACACAGTATAGCTAGTCAAGGTATTAAGAAACTCTTTATTTTACATCTAGATATTTTAGAGGGGCACAAAAGAGAAGAGCAGGAGTTACACAGGAGACTGTGTATCCCTGACAACGAAACGTTTGCAATGGCAATGTATAGGAGAGCCTATGGGCAATTTAGCAAAGAGACTGGCGCAATGGTTCGACATGAAAGTCCTACAATTGTTATCAGTGATAATCAACCGCCGCATCAACTCTTATCTACCTGATCTCAACATCAAGGTGGATGAGACCGTGCGTTGGAAAATCTCCATCGCCGGTATGCAAATTGGTTTCAGTGCAAATGTACCTACCTCTTATGAGGAGATGGGTAAGGTGCTGGAGAGTATTGGGAAAGTGTTGAAGGGCACAGAATTAAAGGGAACATTTGTCCCTCCGTCATACCCCTCTAATCTGGATTAAATTTTCACCCCTAGTCTTGGTATAAGTATCTTGCAATGAACAACACTTTAACATGAGGTTGAAATGGCAACGATACTGGATCCAAGATTCAAGCAAATAAGCAAGATGTCATCGGTTATGAAGTCACGACCTTCTAAGCAATTAGGGATAGCAATATTCCAAAAGCTGAGGGTTGCACTGACGACGAAGCCTATGATTCAGCAGAAGTTGTTTTAAAGATACAAAACCGGTGAAACTCGTGGTGGATAAGCCCGGCTGTGGTAGGACGGTCATGCGTCTCTCCTGTGAATAAGTCGTAATCGTTAGTGGTGGTTACAACTCCACACCCATTACAATGATTGCGAAACCATGGACTAGTCAGCATCAATAGTACGCCTTGTCTCTTATCCCCTTTGAGTCAAGACTACGTTGAGTTCAAAAAAGAGCGGATACAATATTAAACCGCAGCCGCCGTAAAGACGGAACAGGAGTGAGAACGACTCCTGATAGTTAGTCGAAAGGCGTAGCTATTGATGCTGATTTTCAAATCCCCTACCTAAGGATGTAAGGGTCGCCTGATAAGCGATAACGGAGTTATGGATGAGTATTGCAGCAAAACTCCATAACGAATCCTAAGCCTAGTACTGGGTGCAACCAGTCTAGGAAGTTGTTTCGAGGCGGTAGGTCAGGAAGAAGTACGTGTGGAAACATATAGAAATGACCTCATAGTGGCGGACTCCCCCGAGTAGTAAGGCATAGGGCCAAACTCCCACTTAACCGTAAGTTAGCAGCCTTCAATCACTTACTTTATCAACACTAGTATAAAGTGCAACACCTGTTAGTGGCCGGTCCTTTAGGGACTTCGGTAACTACTTCATGAATTCAGGTGTGTTGATCTTTCCTTACTCTAACGAGATGGACTGTGGTATTTGATTGAGGGATGTTAATTAATTTAACCCTTAATTTCAGGAGAGAAGAATGTTTGATAAAATGATTATTTCACGCAGCAGCTTCTGGTTTAAATTGGCAGTGTTTGGTGGGTTTAGAGAGTCAACCTTCCATTGGGATAACTCTGGTGAGTATGTACAGGATACTAAAAGCTCCTGCGAAGTTATTAGCAGTATCCTAATGGCTTTGGCTAAAGCAGTTATTATTCTGCTTTTCTCCATAGGAGTCCTGCTTTTCTCCATACTAGGATTAATCAGTTTAGGTATGCCTAATGAAGCAACAGAATTCATTAGGACTATGTCCCCATTTATCCGTGTGCTCCTATTATTTGGGGCATCGATATACATAGGTGGCGGTCTTCTTGGAATTGCGTTTATCGTTGTGATATACCTCATACCGGGAATTATTCGAGGATTTAAAGCCATGATGCGTCTGTTACCCGAGACTGATGTAAGAGACCACATACGTGACTATCTAGACGGGGTTTGCAAGCCGGTTAAGATTGTGGATTAAACTCAGTGTTACAAAATAAGTCTTATACACATAGATTCGATTCCGCCCTTGTGTTAAAATACAAGCTGGACTTACAACTACGTAGAGGTAGAATAGGCCCTCTATTTAAGAAGAATTCACAGGGTAACCTGTAAAGCATTGAATGCGAAAGATATTGGAGACCCGGGGGGCAGTACCCCGGCCGGTCCACCAAAAAGACTCTTACCAAGGGGTCTTCTTAATGGGCCAGATACAGACTCGATCTAGTATTACTAACATTCGATGGAATCGTCAGTTGACCGACGTAAATGGCAAAAGTAAAATACCTGCAAACGACTCGCAAGGAGCATGGGCTGCACAAGCCTAAGCGGAACCTGTCTAGCGGTTTCTAACCAGAGCTAGAATAGAGTGGGCTGGGTGATAATGATCCCGGCCCATTTGATTTTTAATAACACACTACTCACGTAAGTACTCCAAGGTATTTACGTGAGTGGCGTAGGTAGTTGGCTTAGAGGCAGCCATCTTTAATGAGTAGCAAGCAGATCGTATGGGGTAAGATACCTCGACGGGGGATAATATCACGGCTGATATACCATCGTATAACTGCGGGGGAAGGATATGGTACTAACTCGCCAGCGCAAGCGGACAAAGTTAGCATCTATACAGTTTTACCGGTTTGGTCGGTGGATCTAGCAACCGAGCGGAACATTTGCATAAATACTTAACTTCACTATAGGGTAGCAGCAGAGTAATAGTGGGGGATGCCGGTAGAGACCCTTAGAGCTTTTTGGCGTAATAGCACACCTTCGTCACTCTAAATTTAGGAGAAATATATGGAACCGATTTATGAAAGTACCCAAGAAGGAGCCAGAGTATTACTAGGACTACTAGTAGCTTTCATAGTAGCTGTATGGATGGCTACTTGGGATCTCAGCACTAGACATATAGTTCTAGCCGTAGTAGTGTCAGTTCTGGTCATCTCTGCTCTAGTCTTTCTGGTAAAATTGTCATTCTTCACGCCGACGAAACCTGACGAGGAAGGCGACGAACCTTATTGTTAACGAATCCAGTTGTGTTGCGACTATTGGGCGGACGCTGGAAATCCATAAGCCAGGCTGAGGCGGCCACAGAACATCGTGGCTGACTAACATCTTCTTTTAGTTAAAAGGGTTAAACATGGGACTAGACATAGAAGAACTGAAATACCATAACTCTGTGCTAGAGGGTTTGATGCACAGAATACAGCTTTACCGAGAGGTGAGTCTGCATCCAGCTAAGATTGTGGAGATTCTGGACGCCATAGGTAATTGGTCGTATTCACACCGTAGAGGTAACGGTGAGCTTACGGATGAGCAGGTTAAACATAACGTAGATAAAGCTTTCGCCAGAGTGGCTGAGCTTGCATTAGGAGAGTAACATGCTGGTGACTATGCATTTAGTAGGAGGAGAAGCGTTCCTGATTAACACTGATCATATATTGAGGGCTATGGCACCTATTAAGGGCTCTGGTAAAGGAACTGTAGTGTATATGACAGACGGAGCCGTACTGGAGGTCATAGATTCAATAGCGTCCATACCTCAACTAATCAAAATCGCTTCAGAACAACTCGTTTCTTAATTCAATATTCCTATGTATGGTGGTATAACACAGTATGGGACATAAACACTCTCATACCTCTGTACAGAGGCTGTAAAAGGTACTTCTTCTTTAGGTTGAGGTACATCTTCTTTCATTTTTTCCTAGGAATAAACAAAATGGCAAATGTAGGCACATTAGTAAACATCGCAACTATCGCTCGTTTGGCTGACGCTAACGTAGAACAAGCAGTTACCGACTTCGGTGGCATGGGCGTTAACGCTGACTTGGCAGCAGCATTGCGTTCTGAAGCTCAAGAACGTAAAGCAGCAGTTGTGAAAGCAGCAGCAAACGAAATCTTGAACCTCAGCCAAAACGCTGACGGCTTCATCGCAACACAAGCTCAAGCAAAACAAGCTCTGTTGGAACAGATCTCTGGCATCGACAAAGTATGTGCAGGCGTTGCACGTGCACGTCAATACGGCGCTTCATCTAACAACTTCTTGCCTCTGGCATCTGCTATCGGTCTGGGCATCCCAGCCGGTACCAGGGCTGAACTGAAGTCCGTTCCTAAGGATTGGACTCCTACAGTAGCCTAAGTGATCAAACTGGAGGGCCGGGTGCAGATCCCGGCCTTTCTTTCATCGTTATTTTAAGGAGCGGAAAATGAGTGCACGTAACACATTGAAACAAAAAGCTACTCGTCGTGAACAACGAGCTCAGTCTGGTCGTGATGCAGACTACCAATTCACAGACGTTGCAGCTCAAGAGGAAAAGCTGACAGGGTACCATCGTCACGAACAGGGTGTTAATAACACACTGAAAGAGAAGTATGGTATTGTTCGTCCAATCTGGGACCTGAACTTGGCGATAGCTAACATGGCTAATCGTATTCAGAAGTTCCTGAAGGGATCTAGCAAGTACTCCCCACATCAGGGTAAACAAGAGATCGCACGTCGTTTGAATAACCTACAAGGAGCTTAACATGGCACAGCTACACGAATTATTGGCAGTTGAGAAGGGTCTACTAACTCAATTGTCTGTTCTTACCGCAGATACTGCTGGTAAGTTCCAGAAAGAACAATTCTTCAAAGGCCACAACAAGACCTTGAAGATGATTGCGGATAGCCCTGAGAACCAGGCGTTGGAAGTATCCAACACTGAGTTCAAAGCTTTGCCAACTACAGTAGTAGAGACTTTGGAATACTACGCTGAACATTGGGCAAAAGCTGAAGACATCATCTTCCGCAAGAACAAAACAAACCAGTCAGCAGCTTCTGACTTGTACTTCGGTGGCGCAGTAATTGCCCGTGAAGTACCTGTTGATGAGTTGCTGGGGTTAGAAGTTCGTCTGACTAATCTACGCGGTATGTTGACACAGATGCCTACACTTGACGCATCCAAAGTGTGGGACGCGGATACCTCCACCGGCCGTACAGCCTGGAAGGCCCGTAATCCTGATGTCACTACCAAGACAGAGAAGAAGACGACACCAGTAGTACTCTACGAAGCAACCGACAAACATCCTGCTCAGATCAAAGAGATCAATCAGGACGTAGTTGTAGGTACAAATACCACTATCTCGTATAGCGGTGCAGCTACCTCTCTACAGAAGGCTCAAGTTCTGCGTAATGTGGACGAGCTGATCGGTGAAGTGAAAAAGGCCCGCATGCGTGCTAACACTTCTGTTGCTGTAGAAGACTCCATTGGTGATACGCTGATTTCGCGTATTCTAGCTCCCCTGAACGAGCAGTCCACTAACGTGGGCGTTCGGTAAGGCTGGTAGGGTAAAGTCCTGACTTGTTGGTCATGTCCAGTGCCTTGAGTACCAAGAGAATTCTGGCAAGTTAGGCATTAAATTCGTAGTACAGCATTGAAGATTTGTGGTCATCGTTATCGTTATCATGACGCATAGGATGTACTCCGTCTGAAGTTTTCCTGGTTCGATTCCAGGACTCCAAATTAACTGCATAGTAATGTAGTTAGCTTGGGGTTGGCGGAATTGGTAGACGCATTCAGACGTCGGGTATTATTGTATGCACTTATAGTCATAATCATCGTATTACCACACATCGTAAATGTAAAAAACGTACAAACACTCTTCGGCTATACAACTATTAATCCAAGGCGCGGGTTCAAATCCCGTTCCCAGTGCTAACTACCTTAGAATAGGGCGGTTAATACTGGGGTAGCTCAGCGGTAGAGCGTGGATTTAACATCATTATAATTAAACCTGAACCCGGTTGAGTAAGTTTGTATGTTGTACAAATGTACGTAGTACCCTCGTTACTATAGCGATTTAGAATAAGGGTACTATTTAAAGCGTCCTGAGTTGTCTGTGTCTAGTTGCCCTCCTTTCCTGGACATAGACTCTGCACTTAGGATGCTTTAAATAGGTTTTTCAAGTTGGTTTTTTTAGCTAAATAAAGTCCAACTTTGGTGGTATAAGATTATGTAGACAATTAAAGGAGATTCAAATGGCAATAACTATTCTAAAGATGTTTCGTGTAAACGACACAATATACTCCCACACTATAGATACCGAGACTGATGGTACCTGTATATCAGCTCAGGATGGGACCGTTATTTTATGGGTAGACAAGGACGCTTACTTAACTATACCTGGACACGGTAGGGTAGGTTATTTCAGGATCAGTGGGGATCAGATATGGTCTTTTGTTAATATGACTGGGAAGGCTCTTCCCGAGACCACCGTTTTTGGTAAAAATCTACTACAAGCTGAGCTTGACCTGGCTAAACAATACTTGGAGGATCCAAATGCTTATATTGAGCAAACATCATGACTATTACGACGGTGTAGTACACGCTGGTATTGACAAGACTATCGTGTACAAGAGGTTGATTAGGACGTTTCATCAAAAGGTCCTACCTACCTTACGTAGTGAAGACCTTCCTACTAAGTTCGTAGAGGTTAAGACTGAACCTTATAAGCCGTCAGTGGTACTCCCAAACGGTACTGAGTTTGAGTTGGATGTAGGGGGACTAAAGTTTCCCAGGTTTAACTCTTTCAACGTCAATACCGCTATACTGACTCGTGGAGTAATTCTGTTCTGCGGTAAAGTATATCCATACTGCAAAGTAAGAGTGCCATTGGAAACTAACGACTTCTTGGGACAGAAATGGGAAACCTTCTATGAAAACGCCTCTGCTAATTCAGCGATTTTAACTGCATACAAGTTTGTCGTGGATAAAGAACTTGAACGTGGTTACGAACTTGAACGCATACGTAGAATGGTTAAAGACTTCGATCACTCTAAGAGAGTACTTCCGTTGGGTGATAGGTGGAGCAAGAACGTTATTCTTGATTTACACCGTGCGGTAGCGTCTCCTATCATCCATGTCACCAACATCATTGAGACTAACGTTAATCTTAAAGACTTACAGTTTCAACGCATGGTAGATCCTTACACTGCGTTCCAGGAAATCTCTATGTTCATCGGGGGTGTGCTGGGTAGTCCTGAGAAGGAAGTTACAGAGCTGACAGAGAAAGATCGTATTCAACAACACGGCTTCAATAAATGGAGCTTTAGAAAGTTACCTCATAAAGATGCTACATAATGACTACAACTAACAAACAACTTGAATGGCTCTGGAACAACTGTAGGATCATCCACTTCCCGAAAGCCGATGATGAACTTGGAACGTACCCTATCGAGCACAATCCTTTTGCAAATAAGGACGCCAGAGGGTTTATCGAGAGTAAGATGCCACAGGAGTTAATGGGTGCAGATACGGAGTTAGAGAAGAGGCTCCATCTGGCTGAAACAGAACGAGACCTGTACGCCTCGGATGCTAAGCGTTGTTGGGAGCACATGCCTGACTTGGCTAATAGTGACGCAGATTACGAGCTACATGAAGCTGTTCATCAGTTAGTACAGGAGCGTAACGAGCTTCGAGTAAAAGTGAACTCATACAAACTAAGTGCTGACGTCCAAACATTAAATGAAGTCAGGAAGCAGTACGTGAATCTTAGGGAACATCAATTCGCTGAGTGGTTGAGAGTTATATATCTAGAGGCTTTATAGAAAACTTCAAAAGTAAGATTTACACCTACAAGTTTAGGAGCCCAGTTAAACCGGGCGGTTTGCCAAGGTTCCCCGGTCTTAAGGGTGAACGTCACATTGATGATATGGGAGAATAGAGATGGAACACATTTATCTGTCTGAAAGAAACCTTAGAGCGTTATTATCTAAGGTTGAGCGATTCAAAGCCGGTGACAAGACTGCTTGTACGATAATCAAGTACGCTAACCCTACCGATCCATTTTGTTGTACTATGGATAGTGTTCAGGTTACTGCTGTGCCTGATGAGTCTTACTACGTCACTCGTAGCCCCGGAGAGATGCATCCCAAAGATGCCCCTCAAGTCGAAAGTGCTGTGTCGTTATTTTGAGGAGAAGGTATGTCGAAGATAGAAGTATTAGTTGGTGGTAGACCTATAGCCATGAAATACTCTAAGTTTCCTGGGGGAGAAGAGTACGTACGTATTGATGATAACAAGCAAGTAATTATTAGCTATAGCATACATATCATTGCGTACCTATACGACTCAGCCGGAGTAATGAGACTTCTAATGGTAGTAGATGCTTTGCGCCGTATGGGGTCTGGGCCAATATGCTTAGAGCTGCCGTATGTCCCATACGGGAGGCAGGATAGGGTCTGTTCGGAAGGAGAGTCCTTTTCCATAAAGGTATTCTGTGACTTAATTAACTCTATGAAGTTACACGGTGTTTGGATAACAGACCCTCATAGTGATGTTACTCCAGCGTTGCTTGACAATTGCACCGTACAAAAGGCCTCTTTGATATTGGGGTTTCATGCAACTACACGTATGTCCCTTGACGCCAGGAATAACTTAGTTCTAGTCTCTCCTGATGCTGGTGCCAATAAAAAGGTGCTGGAAGTGGCTAAAGCCATGAACGTCAAAGAGGTGGTTCGTGCTGATAAGGTGCGGGACGTTGCTACTGGTAAAATAACCGATACCGTCGTATACTCGGAACACATTGGGGATAAGGACTTCTTCATTGTAGATGACGTGGGGGACGGATTGAAAACCTACGTCGAATTAGGGAAAAAATTAAAACCCTTAACTAATGGTAAAGTTATGTTATATGTAACTCATCTCATTGCTGGGTACGGAACTTCTGTTCTTGACGGAATAATAGATGAGTTGTACTATCATCATTGCTTCGATGAGGCTAAGTTGGATTCAAAAATTGTTAAACATATAGAGATTTAGGAGTATAAATGTCAAAATCGTATTTCCCAATAAACCCCCTGACAGCATGTGATTTCTACAAAGTCTCACATGCGGAAATGTACCCCAAAGGTACTGAAATGATCTACTCAAATATGACACCGCGTTCGGCTAGTCGTTCGGAGCACATTAGATCTGATGACGGATGCCCAGAGACGGTGGTCTTTGCAGGACTACAAGGTTTTATCAAATGGTTCCTCATAGACTGCTGGAATCAAGAGTTCTTCAGTCAACCAAAGGATGAGGTAGTCGCAAAGTACAAACGTCGTATGGATGCGGCACTAGGTCCCGACTCGGTCTCTATGGCCAGATTTGAAGCCCTACACGATCTAGGATATATGCCTATTGAGATAAAGGCATTGCCTGAAGGTAGTTTGGTTCCTATGCGGGTTCCTGTCTACACTATCAAGAATACGCATCCTGATTTCTTCTGGTTGACTAATTATCTAGAGACGTCCCTGTCTTGCGAAACTTGGAAGACTATCACTAGTGCTACTACTGCATTTGAGTACTACAAGATTCTGCGCAAGTATGCAGAGTTGACCGGTGTTCATCCCGACTTCGTCAAGTGGCAAGCTCACGACTTTAGTGAGCGTGGGCTTTCTGGTTTACATGATGCTTCTCAATCCGGATTAGGTCACCTAATTTCTTTCTTCGGTACAGATACCATAGCGGCTATTGACTACGCCGAGAATTTCTATGGTGCCGATGCGGAAAAAGAGATGGTAGGAGGTAGTGTTCCGGCCAGCGAGCATAGTGTAATCTGCGCTGGTGGGAACGAGAATGAAGTAGAAACCATTCGTCGCCTGATTACAGAAGTTACCCCATCAGGTATTGTCTCGGTAGTGTCGGATACTTGGGACTTCTGGAAGGTCATCACCATCACGGCCCATGAGCTTAAGGAAGTGATTCTGAACCGCCCAGTGAATGCACTTGGTATGGCAAAGGTAGTATTCCGCCCAGATAGTGGTGATCCTGTAAAGATACTATGTGGTCATAAAGTGTGGAATACTTCAATAGATGGTAGTCTTGAAGTATATTCCAACGTAGTTAAGTTCTGGGAGAACTGCTATGAAGCCGTGAAGAATAGAGGTATATACCATACGGCCTCAGCCCTTGGTGACTATGAGGACGACAGCCTAGTAATGACGTACGGTCGTCAAATCTCTGTACCTGAAGCTGTAGGTGCAGTCGAATGTTTATGGGGTATATTTGGGGGCACTATTACCGATAAGGGATTCAAGCAACTACATGAACGTGTAGGACTTATCTACGGTGACTCTATAACCGTCAGTCGTGCAGAAGAAATTTGTGCTATATTGGCTGGAAAAGGCTTCTCTAGTGGTAATTCCGTGTATGGCGTCGGTAGCTTTTCGTACCAATTTGTTACGAGAGACTCTTATGGAATGGCAGTTAAAGCCACAGCGGCTATTGTTGATGGTGAGTTCCGTGAGTTGTTCAAAGATCCAAAGACTGATGACGGCATGAAGAAATCCGCCAAGGGTTTACTCCGTGTTGAACGTGAGGACGGTAAGTACGTTCTGTACGACCAACAGACTTGGGAGCAAGAAGCTCAAGGTTGCTTGGAGGTAGTCTTCAAGGACGGCGTACTGGTTAAAGAACAGACGTTGGCTCAAATCCGTGGACGATTGATGGAGGAGTACGATGGAATACAAGCGTAAAGTTGGGAGTACAGAAACTCAGGTGTTGATAATGATGATAGTAGTCGTAGTAGTTATCAGTGCTATCTCGTCTGTAGTGTCGCTTCTAACACTGAAGGCCGTATGTAGTTAACAACAAACAAAGCCTGGAGTAATCTGGGCTTTGTTTTACGTCAAGGTAAGACATGAACGTAAGTATCAGGATCAACAGAACATTTTCTCACCTCAGTACTATTAATCATTTAAACAGTTTACCATATTTTTAAAGGAGGTTCAAATTGATTCAAATAAAAGCACCAAACCCGATCCCTACCGAAGCTTTCTACAAATTTCGTATTTTCACAGCGGGATCCATTGAAGGGGACACCGCTGAAAGATGGCAAGAAAAACTCGTTCGTCTGCTAGAAAACGAAGATATAGTAATAATGAATCCACGTAGAAATGACTGGGACTCGACATGGAAACAGGAAATTGAAAATAAGCAGTTCCGAGAACAGGTAGAGTGGGAGCTTGATAACACTGATTTAGCCCACCTAGTAGTCTTTTACTTCGATAAAGAAACCAAATCCCCAATCACCCTGCTGGAACTTGGCCTGCACGCCAACGATGACGTAGTCGTGTGTTGCCCAGAGGGATACTGGCGTAAAGGTAACGTAGACATCACTTGTAAGCGCTATGGAATCAGACAGGTTGACACTATCGAGGAGTTAGCTGCTGAGGTTAAAAAGAAGGCTAAAGACTGGAAGAGAATCAATCAGAGGATGGTATGAGCTGGAACTGGGGGAAGATAGCACAAGTAGTCATCCCTATTACTAGCGTTACGGCCATGTGGTTGGTTAACGGGGTGTCAGCTGAGAGCAGGTTCTACGGCGCTATAGTAGGGCTAGTAGCTCAGCCCTTCTGGTTCTATATAACGTATAAGGCTAAGCAATGGGGTGTATTCATATCCTGCTTCTTTTTCGCTGGAGCTTGGATATATGGGATAGTCAATTACGTAACGTCATAGTGGTATAAGAATAGTGTAGCAGATGCTTATTTAACTTAGCCGAGGGATCTATGAAACAACTCTTTACACTATTCTTAACCGCGACCTTGTTCTCATGTACCCCTACCCCAGCGTTGGCAGATGGGTCCGTAGACGTATCCATAACTTTAGAACAAATCTGCTCCAATGAGTGGCTGGAGGAGAATCATCCTACGTACGCTCAATTAGAATCTGAGAAGTTCCGTTTGATGGAAAAACTAGATCTTTCTAAACACGCAAGAAGTCAGTATGAGCTGGACCACATTATACCTACCAGTCTAGGTGGCAACTGGCTTGACTCTGATAACCTTCAACTCCAAGAGTGGAAGGGACCTAGTAACGCCTGGATGAAGAACCTTTTAGAAGAGGAGCTTCATGATCAGGTATGCGCTGGAAAAGTACCACTACGTCAGGCTCAGATTGAAATGGGTACTGGCTGGGAACGAGCATTCGTGAAGTACATTGGACCTTTAACTGAAAACACTAGGAGTGTGAAATGAATCAACTGATTGAAAAACTTCCTTCGGATACAATATTTGTAGCGAAGGGAAGTAACCTTATGGTAATTAAACGGGGTGATATGCCCACTTTACCGGTAGTACATGAACTACTGCCTCCTTGTAACTACATCGTAGTGTACGATGAAAAACTGGGGTATTACCTACAGGCGGTAGAACCTTTCAAACAATCGAAGCTGTACGGTAATGCGGCCCAGACTCGTGACCGTATTATCAATACGTTTACTCAGAGACCAAACAACACCGGCGTTATGCTTACCGGGGAAAAGGGTTGTGGTAAAACCTTGTTGGCTCGTATTCTTTCGATAGATCTTGCTGATCATTTGAACATGCCTACCATACTCATTACCTCACCATACCACGGTGAAGCCTTCAACACGTTTCTGAGCAGTATTCAGCAACCCCTTTGTGTCATCTTTGATGAGTTTGAAAAGACTTACAGAAAAGGTTACGACGATGCCGAACAGATTAATCCTCAGGAAAGCATCCTAACTCTGTTCGACGGTGTATTCCAGCAGAAGCGTATGTTCATCATTACGTGTAATGACGTAAGCAAGATTGATGACCACATGATCAATAGGCCCGGTCGATTCTTCTACTCCCTAGACTATAAGGGTCTGGATAACGAGTTCATCATTGACTACTGCAAGGTGAATCTGATTAACGCTAGTAACACAGAATCCGTGTGCAAGGCTGGGGCGTTGTTTTCTAAGTTCAACTTCGATATGTTGCAGGCCATAGTAGAGGAAATGAACCGCTACAACGAAACCGCAGCGGAGGTAATCAAGTTCTTAAATGCCAAGCCTATGAGTGAAGGTACCTCACTTTGTGTGGTGGAGGCGTACCGCGGGCAGGAGAAATTGAAGATTAGCACCTCCACGATGAATCTCAACCCTACTTGTAGCTCTTTCAATATCCTGGTGATAGAGGATGGGGCAGTAGAAGGCGAGGGGAGTATGTTGGATCTAGAACTGGGTGAGGTATCTAAAAGCCTTAATATCTTCGGATCCTCTGTCGGCAATGGTCTTAAACCAAAGTACGATACTAATCGTGTAGTGGTGGAGACTTTAACAATTACCCCATTTGACATGGAGAAAATGGACGCTGCGGCGGGTATGTTTATCTATAGGAAGAATGGTGTAGTAGTTAACGTCACCCGCCAGCCTACTAGAGAATACTCCTACGAACACATGCTCTGAAAGGCTTTTATGCGTAATCACCCATCAGTAATATACCTGCCAAATCAGCGTATAGTCACAAAGAGAAATGAGTTGGGCGTAGTCAGTATGCGTAGCAGCACTGTGACACTGGCCTTCAAGATTGTTCAAGACCTTGAAGGACTACAACACCTGGCTGCAGCTATTGCCGTCCCTCATCCCCAAGAGGCGGTAGTGACTGAAACTATCGACTCCCATATGGGGTTGGATTCGTTCCCTGCCGATCTGGAAGTTCCTAAAGGGAGGTTTCCATTTATCAAGTCTCAGGGTCGTGAGTTGGCTTTGGAACGACTGGCTACTGCCGTTACAGCCATAGAGAGCATTCCTGAAAAGAGGAACTTTCGTGGTGATGGATTTGCATGTGCCAGTAACACTCACGTCAGCATCTGTCAAGGTGGGTACTACCAACTACTGAAACGGTTCGTATACGTTCCTGATGGTCAGGTAATACCGTTCTTGGATATGGCCAAACCTCTACTCACTCAAATAGCTATCGAGATGTTCGTACATCGAGATGACAAATTTGAGGCGTGGATGGGTACTAGTCTTGACAAGATTGATGGGGATAGTACTGTCTTGGACCTACATACTTCTTTCTCAAATGTTAACTTGTAGCCGTTAAGTTTCGAGTGTATAATTTGGTATAAGTAAGTGTAGGACATTTTAAACACAACAGGAGATTCAAATGCCAGATCCAAGAACAGAAGTAACCATCCCTAAGGACATGTACGACATCCTCATGGAACGCTACACAATGAACGACGTTAAGCGTGTTAAGTACAGTATCGAACGTGATGAAGCACATCTCCACGTCCAAGCTTTGGAAGACGTACACCAAATTCTAACGTTGGGTGTACAAGACTCAGCACGTAAATTGGCTGCGGCACAAAAGGACCTGGGCGACGTTGTTCAGGCTCTGGCTGTAATCGGTATCCAAATCGTTCATCTTCCAGGCAGTGAAGTTGTGATCATCAAGTCTTAAAGTATCGGCCCGGATGGCGGAACTGGTAGACGCAACCCGTTTAGGGCGGGTCGCCGTGAGGTGTGGAGATTCGAATTCTCTTCCGGGCACCATTTTCTAAACAAACAAGGAGTAAAGTATGGACGATCCAAATAAGGTGAAGAACCTTAAGTGGGTAATCGGTCTCGCCCTAGCTGGCGGTATCGGTTTCTACGCATTGCCAATCCTAGCAAGTATGGCCCTTAACATGGTCACTATTGCTCTCTGTGGATTGTTCTTCATGTCACTATGGTTTTTCTTGCCGGCAATTTCCGAAGCTATGGCTCAACTGAGCTATCGCATGTGGGAAATGGCTATCAGGGTTGACCCTATTGCCAAACTGAAACGTGAGTTGCGTAACCATGCAGATCAGATTGCTAATACAGAAAAGCGTATTGCAGAGTCCAACGCTCAAGTTATGCAACTGGATAACTTGCTCAAGGAACATAGGGGAACACTGTCTCCTGAAGAATTAGCAGATTGGTCTAACCAGATCAGTATGCTAAAAGGTGCTGGTATCGAAATGATCAATCTACGTAACCAATCATTGAAAGATCACGAAACGTTCCAGCGTGAAGTGCAGAAAGCAGAAGCCCAATACAAGATTGGACAGGCTTTCAAATCGGCACTCGGTGCTTTCACTTTCAACCAGAAGTCCGGTAAAGAAGCGGAAGGTGCACGTGTCGCTATCAATGAAGTACAAAAGCAGTTGGCCGAGTCACAGTCCAAGCTCAACGTAATTCTGAGCCGTAAGACACCAATGACTTTGCCGGCATTCGGATCCGGAGAGTACGTTCCGGCAGTTCAGGTTGTTCAACTACAACCAGTTAGACACTAGGAGAAACACAAATGGAAGGCAAGAAAAACATCATCATGGGCGTAATCGGGGCTATCGTCCTGGTCGCTGCACTGGTAGGTCTCAAGTACTATCAAGAGGGTCGTGCACCGGAAGGCGTAGCGGCAGATCAACCTCAGCAACAAGTCCCAGCTCAGAATAACAACGATCCTTATGGATCCTACTCTGCGCCGGCACCACAACCGCAAGACAAGTAAGGGGATAACATGAAAAAGCTATTCTTCACAATCGCACTACTCTTCGCTACCTTTGCACATGCAGAAGTGGCTCCAAAGATCGACCTGGTCGTCAAGACTGGATCAAGTTCTAACAGCGTGTACAGCAAGCTGTTTGCTCAGATGACCGAAGTCTGCAAGTCCCCAGTGCTATTGGAGTCTCCAGCAGCCGGCTCCATTCAGGCACTCGACGGTCTGTTGAACAATGAAGCAAGCTTGGCGTTCGTCCAGTCAGACGTCGTACTCGGTCGTAAGATGATCGAAAACGACCCGATGGTTGATAACGTGCGTATATTCATGCCCCTGTTCAACTCTGAGTTGCATATCGTTGCCTCTAGTAGCAACCCAAACATCAACCGCTTCTCGGACTTGTTCCAGAAGAAGGTAGGAGCTTACGGCGGTGGTTACATTACTTCCCGTATCCTGTTCGGTGCTGCTAACATCCGTCCATTCTCGTTGACCCAGTTTGACAATGAAGCCGGTGCCTTGCAAGCGTTGAAGGCCGGTCAAGTTGACGCCATCATGATTGTAGCAGGTCAGCCTGCAAGTTGGGCCAAGGACTTGACTAGTGCAACGTACAAACTGGTCCCGTTCGACCGCATGGACGTACTGGGCAAACTAGGTTCCTACTCACAGACTAACTTACGCTATCCAAACCTGAGCCAAACTACTGTTCCGTCAGTGGCCGTTCAGATCAACTTGGTAACGTATAACTATAAGTCTGCGGAGAAGATCAAGAACCTGGCTAAGCTGAAGGCCTGTATTGCAAGTCATATAGACGAGCTACGTGAAACAACGGGTAACCATCCGAAGTGGAACGAGATCAAGCCAAACGCAAAAGTGTCCTACTGGCCAATGTTTACTGGCGGCAAGTAACGCGGAACAAACCTGGAGTAATCTGGGTTTGTTTTTAATCAACATACCCCTAAGGAGGGAATATGTCACAGTTTTTGAGTTTAAAAGCTGCTGTAACTAATCAGTTCAACAGCATGAAAGGTATGGACCTGTTTCGAGTGCGTCTAGCGAAGGACGTCTTGTGGAACACGTATCTCAATAGCTTTCCAGAAGGTACCAACCCAAAGTTCCGTGAACGCACAGAGCATGATTGCCAGTGCTGCAGGAAGTTCATCCGTGATGTAGGTGACGTAGTAGCCGTGGTTGACGGTAAGCTCATCAGTGTGTGGGATGTTAAGGCTGAAGGATTCTACCAAGTAGTAGCAGGTGCCATGTCAGCCCTAATCAAAGCTAGCGTCATCGAAGAGCCCTTTTTCCATACGGAGAATATGGCCGGCCTCGACAAGAACTATGAAGCTACAGCCGTAGAGACCATAACATGGAATCACTTCTTCGCTCAGATTCCTGCCGCCAATGTAATTGACGGTAAGGAGATCGGACCACGTCTTTCTGAGGCTCGTTCGTCTAAGGACGTGTTGTTACGTAGTCTCACAGAGATAACCGAGGACTCCATCAATACCGTTCTGGAGCTAATTGGCCAAAAGTCTCTGTATCGTGGGGAAGAACATGAAGGTCTCGTTAAGGCCTTTAAGGTTCTGAAAATCATATTCAGTGGCTTAGTCACTGATGTTGATCGGGATGTCTTCTGCTGGTCCAAGATCAAGGCTGGTGGGGCGGTATGTAAGATCCGTAATTCCTCCATTGGAACATTGATGGTCGACCTATCAGAAGGTAAGGACCTGGAACACGCTGTAAAGTCATTTGAAGCCATGGTGGCCCCTACTAACTACAAGCGACCTACAGCTCTAGTAACTAAAGCGATGGTGGAAAAAGCCAAAGCTACAATACACGAGCTAGGCTTGGATACGGCCCTGGAGCGCAGATACGCTACCATCGACGACATCACTGTGAACAACATTCTGTTTGCAGATCGTGAAGCCAAGAAGAAGATGTCTAAGGACGTATTCGATGTGATTGCAAGTGGCGTTACCGAGAACGTCAAGAACTTTGACAAGGTGGAAGAAATCAACATTGACACCTTCTTGCATAACGTCTTGCCTAAGGCTGAATCCATAGAAGTGTTTGTGGAGAATCGCCATACTAGTAACCTCGTCAGTCTCATTGCACCAGTTGACCCTTCAGCTAAGTGTATGCTTAAGTGGCCTAACAACTTCTCCTGGTCGTATATCGGTGAAGTTGCAGACTCCATCAAAGAGCGTGTCAAACAGGCTGGTGGTAAGGTTGATGGAGACCTACGTTGCTCGTTGTCTTGGTTCAACCACGATGACTTGGACTTGCACATGATGGAGCCTGGCGGTAACGAAATCTGCTTCCGTAGTAAACATAGTGCTTCAACCAGGGGGGTATTAGACGTAGATATGAATGCTGGGCACGGTTCGACCCGCACTCCAGTAGAGAATATCTGCTATCCAAATCGCCGTAACATGAAAGAGGGTAATTACCGTCTTGAGGTCCATAACTTCAGTAAACGTGAGAACGTGGACTTTGGTTTTGACATTGAGATTGAGTACGATGGAATCATCCACAGTATTCACTACGCTAAGGCGGTACCTAATGGCGTCACCGTCACCGTAGCCAAGATCAAGTACACTCACGCCAGTGGATTTGAGATCGTTGAGTCGTTACCTTCCTCTAAGTCATCTAAGGAAGTTTGGGGTGTTTCTACAGAGTCTTTCCACAAGGCTTCCGTAGTCATGCTGTCTCCAAACCACTGGGACGACAAGGTAGTTGGTAATAAGCATTACATGTTCATGTTGGACGGATGTGTCAATGATGGCCAAGCCCGTGGATTCTTCAATGAGTTCCTGGCTGAAGAGCTAACCCCCCACCGTAAGGTATTGGAGGTCGTAGGGTCCAAGATGAAAACGGACAATTCTGATCACCAACTAAGCGGCATCGGGTTCTCCTCTACTCAGCGCAACAGTGTTCTGTGCCGCGTTAAGGGTAGCTTCAATCGTGTAGTTAAAGTAGTGTTCTAAGAAAGGAACAGCCATGTTATTCGAAAAAGCAGCTCGTGCTAAACTTCGCTTCGACACGCCTAAGGGCTCGTTGGTAGTAGAAGACCTCTTTGACGTTCCACTTTCAGGCCGTGCTGGTTCTGTAAATCTGGACGATATGATCAAACCTCTGTACCAGGAGTTAAAATCTGGTAACGAGATTTCGTTCGTAACGAAGAAAACTGAGGTCAGCACTACGACTCAGTTGAAGTTTGACATCATCAAGCATGTGATTGATACTCGCCTGGCTGAAGATGAAGCTTCTGCTAACGCAGTGGCTAATAAGACTAAGAAGCAGTATCTCTTGTCTATCTTGGCTGCCAAAGAAGGTGAAGCACTGGCAAACAAGACGCCTGAAGAAATCAAGGAAATGATCGAAGCGTTGTAAAGGGGTAAAGTTGCAAGTTTATGAAAATAGGCTTGCAACTCTCCTGGTTCTGAGTTAATATACTCACTATGAAACCGATCTATAACTCCTATTACACACCAACAAGTAATCCTTCACAGGATAACTCGACCGTGCTCGGGGTTAAGATTAGTTAGAACGTTTCGTAGTTCCAAAGAATCCGACCCCAGGCCTAAAAATCTGGGGTTTTTGTTTTATAGTTGTATTCCTCGATAGCTCAGTCGGTAGAGCAAAGCACTGTTAATGCTTAGGTCCGTGGTTCGAGTCCACGTCGGGGAGCCAAAATTGAGGGTAGGATGGTAAATATGGTTAAATCAGCAGACTGTAAATCTGTCGCCTCCGGCTATCTAGGTTCGAGTCCTGGCCTACCCACCAGTTTTGCCCGATTAGCTCAGTGATAGAGCAACCGCCTTGTAAGCGGTAGGTCGTCTGTTTGAATCAGACATTGGGCGCCAATCAACGGAGTATGTATGGAACTAACATTCTTTAAAAGAAGCGCAGCATTCTTCATACTACCAGCTGTATGCTGTTATAGATGTAGTATGGCCTCTAAAACTCCAGGGGAGCTAATTGAAGTCAGAAGAATTGAAGTGATGTTGTTCTGGGTAAAGTTACAGATTAGCATTAGATCAGGGTATTTCGGTTAGTAGGCTAAAGGTGAGTCGCCTGGTTTGGGGCCAGGAGCATGTAAGTTCGAGTCTTACCTAACCGACCAAATTTGTAGTACATTCGTTTCATCCGTCGTTAACCAAAGGAGAGTATTATGGCAAAAGCAGTAGTAGCACCGGTAGCACAAGCTAAAGACAACCGTTTTGCTCGTCACTTTGAATCACCAAAGCTTAACTCTGGTGAGAGCAAGATCAAGCCTCGTACAGGCAAAACAACCAAGGATCACAAGTCCGGTGCGTGGGCCCGTAGCAAGGATAACAAGGATCAGCGTGCCTCGTGGCGCAATGATTCCAAGGCTACGGCTAACAACTTCCCTTACACGACCTGTAATGGTAAGGCTAACCGTACCTGTGTGACAGGTCGTGGCAACAAGCGTGTGGTTTACACTTACACGTGTAAGTAACTTAATGATAGGAGGTCTGATGAAGACTCATTTTAAAACGATCTGCATTTCGGATCTCCATCTAGGTACCAACGATTGTCAGGCTGATATATTGTTGGACTTCCTAAAGAATCACACGTGTGACAATCTCTTTCTAGTCGGGGATATCATTGACGGCTGGAAGATTCAACAGAACAAACTCCGGTGGAAAAAGTCTCACACTAAAGTCATCAGCAAAGTTCTGAAGATGGCCGGTAAGGGTGTAAGGGTGACCTACGTCACAGGTAATCACGACGAATTCCTCAGGCCATTCATCTCTCAACTGATGTTTGGTAACATCCAAGTAGTCAACCACGCTGAGTACAGAGATACTGACGGTAACCTCCTGTTAATAACTCATGGTGATATGTTCGATGGAATAACCAGGCTTGCTCCGTGGATCGGTATACTTGGGGATAAGGCGTATGACGTACTGTTATGGGTGAACGGTAAGTTCAATTGGTTCAGGCATAAGCTAGGGTTCGGGTACTGGAGTCTCAGTAAGTACTTGAAGCACAATGTGAAGAAGGCTGTTAGCTTTATATTTGAGTTCGAAAAAACTCTAGTCAGATACTGTCAGCATCACAACTATGATGGTATTATCTGTGGGCATATCCATACTCCTGAAATCAAGGTTATTGAAGGGGTAATCTATATGAACGACGGAGATTGGGTTGAGTCGTGTTCAGCATTAGTAGAAGCTGAAGACGGCACTTGGAGCATAATTTACTGGGGGGTCTAAAAATGAAAGTGAAGGAACTGATTAAAAAGCTGTACGGGAAGTGTGTGGCTAAGGATGTGGAAGGGGAGAAAGCTACTTGGCTCAAGTTACTGCGTAAATCCTTGAAACACAAAAACACAACCGCGGTCAAATAATATGACCCCATTCATACAAAACGTAAGTGCAGAAGCCGTAAGAGAAGGAGTTCACTTCGATTGCGGCGATAATGCAATGCTCATTCAGATAACCGACCCAGGTAATGCGTCGTTCTTCTCAACTGATGGATTCCCCAAACCTGCACATAAGTTCAAGGAAGTACGTCAGTTCCAGTTCTTTGATTGTGATAATGCTGACCATCCCGTATACGGGGAGTTTACTATTACGGATAGCCAAGCGTTGGCCATAGTGGCAGCTCTTGACTTAGCTAAATCCCAGAACATGAACGTCGTAGTTCACTGTCATGCCGGTATCTGTCGCTCAGGTGCCGTGGCTGAGGTAGCATCACTGATGGGGTTTAACTTGCTGAGGGGGGTAAGAATACCTAACGTGCTAGTTAAGAAGAAGATGATGCAAGTGTTGGGACTTTCCTATGATGAGAACGCCGAGCTCAAAGCTAGGTATGATCAGATGGAGAAAGATAAGTTGGAAGGAAAGATCTACTACTAGTAGGTCTTTTTTAGTTCAACTTAGGCGTCACCTCTTGGTATAAGTATTATGTAGAACAATATCGTTTTACATAACTACTCTAACAGGAGTGAATCATGACACAAGTACAAACACCGATGCGCAAGATATGCGTAATTTGGAACCCGGCAGAAAGAGCACTGGTCCATGCAGAGTATCTGAGGCTGCTAGCCTTGGACTCTGGTTACCACGGCAGGGCTGCTGCTACAAAGCAATGCCAAGATGTCCTATCAGCAGACCGCCGTAAGACACAAGGTGCGGTATACGCTATCAGAGACTGGATGGATTCTAATCCAGTTGAAGTAGTGCAAACCTCTCCAGCAGCAACACCGGTAGAAGTTGGTCCACTGGCTGTTACTCCAGTGAGCGTTACAGCTGTAGCAGACCTGACGGTTAAGGACATGGCTCTGATTGCTGAAGAAAGAGCTTCACTCAGTGGTAAGATGCCGTCTCTGGAAGAGTACTTAGCAACGTACATCAAAACGGAAATAGAGAACATCCTATCACCAGTACGTAAGGCGTCTGAGACGCTTGAAGCTGAGCTGAGATCCCGAGTTGTGAATCTTCAGACTCAACCGAGGAAGATCAATTTCTTCCCCATGTCCGTTGAGGGGATTCATCAGGATGCTGCTAGTTCAGAGCTACCCAACCTCCCACAGGCTGGAAAGGTTGTACAGGTAACAGCACATCCATTAATACATACAGTGGGTATAGTGGGACTGTTGGATCGTGAGGCTAGCGATATCAAGAAGACCCTTAGTAGCAAACTGTACGTTCGATTCATCAAGAATGAGAACACAAAGCGTGCGGTGGACAGTGTCCAAAACATGGAGCACATCCTGGTGTGGCAGAAGCACTGCAGCCATGCTATGACTAAGGCTTTGGATAACCGCGGTCTCAAGAGTAAAGTTGTGCTGGTCAATAGTCTTACGGATATTCGTAAGAACCTGGCTCGTATAACCGAACTGACCAAGTAAGTAACACAACGGGGCGTATTCTAAGCCCCGTTTTTTCTCACACACAGGAGTAGACATGGGGAACATATTTGATATCTTTAAAGCTCCAGGTTTCAAATGGAGAAGAGCACCGTGGGGCAAGGACGAAAGTCTTATGAGTTGTGAAGGGTGTGGCAACTTTCACTTCATAGCCATCATTGGTGAAGTAGGTAGTGCCAAACTTCGCTGCACCTCCTGTTATAAGGACGTAGCTAGCATGGAAATGATCAGCGTACCGGTGGAACCTTCCGGACCGTCTATAACCCACTGAAACTAAAGGAGTTGTTATGAGTACTATACTCGTAGAAGGTAATGGCTCTACTCAAGGGTCAGTGCCGGTTTTACAAAAGGTAGAAAAGGTTGTTTTAAACGCTCCAGAATTAGTTAAGGTAGTGGCACCTGGGTTGACACAAGTTAACGCGTCTAAGGTGCCTCAAAACGATTCTAAAGGGGATTCTGTACCACCGCTTACACCAGTACCGAAAGCTGATGTTCCACCCCTGACTAAAGTTGAGCCTGCCGGCCCTCCACCTCTGGTAAAAGTTGAGAAGACTCCGGTTGTAGAAGTAGCAGCCCCACCGTTGACACTAGTTAAAACTGTAGTTCCTGAAAACGCACCACCTTTACAGGTAGCTGTGAAAAAGGAATTTACAGGATTGATCTTCGAAGACGACGGGGAGGATAACATAAACCTTCGTAGAGTGTTCATAGGTAAGGACGCTGATTCCCTCAATCATAGTGAGAAGCTTAATGACTTGCTTAAGAGTATCTGTAGAGAGGAAGTTATTAAGGAGGCTAACCGTAAGAAGGCCGCTAGGATTGATGGTTCTAACATTGCTTCAACTCTAAGGTTTGATGTGCATAGGAGTACAGCAGGGATATTCAATAAGCATAAGACGGTAGCGGCAGTGAATATCCAAGTGTTAGTTAGTGAGACTGTAAGAGTTATAGACCCGCATACTCGAGTAGTAGTGAATAACAGTAGAGTAGATTCCACTGAAGTATTCAGCTCAAAGACCTTCTTGCTCATGGTAGTAGAGAACTCCACTGATATAAACATTAATATGTATCCGGCCTTGCGCAATAATAGGGAGAACAACCCTTTAACAAGGTCTAACCTGAGTGAGGAGTTCTTAAGGAGCATGCTGGCTCTTGAAAATGAAATAGTGAATGGGTGATAAAGGTGTGGAGATTCGTCTCCGCACTTTCTACGCACTTCCTTCCGCACTTTTTATTTAGGCTTTTTCTTTATAATCAAACACTTAACCTTTTCTTCCGCACTTTATTTGAATTCTCCGCACTTTTTATTTTCACTTAAGTATTTGAATACAAACAGGAAAAGACCCTTTTTCCGCACTTCCGCACTTTTTTGGAGAAAAATATATAACAATAGTATTATTTAAAAACCCAAGAAAATCAGTAAAAGGTGTGGGTGTTTTAAACATATCCCTTATATATACCTACTTTTTAAAAAACCAGATATATAAATATAGGCATTTACAAGGTTTTAACCCATATTTTTTATTATTTAATAAAATACTATTGTTATGTATTTTTCTCCAAAAAAGTGCGGAAGTGCGGAAAAAGGGTCTTTTCTTTAATCAAATCAAATACTTAACCATAAATAAAAAGTGCGGAGAATTCAAATAAAGTGCGGAAGAAAGTGTTAAGTGTTTGATTATAAAGAAAAAGCTCAAATAAAAAGTGCGGAAGGAAGTGCGTAGAAAGTGCGGAAGCCTTATTTTGGTTAAACAAAGTAGTGGTTTTGTGGTATAAGTATAGTGTGAAGAAGGATGCTGTTTCTCCCAACGGCAAATGTCTTCATGTTGCAGATCTGGATTTCCGGAAAAAGCAACTGGCTCAAAATCTCCTCCTAGAGCAATGAGAGCCTCGGGGTATCCAAGTCATGGCGATTTGGGTACCCTCTTTTTAATTAAATGGAGTCTAATAATGGCAAGATTAACAACGAAAGATTTGCCTCTAGACGAGTTGTACGCTAAACCTAAGATGACGCCATCGGTGGAGATTGCAATATTAGCTAAGGAAGACTTCTCTTCTTTATCTAAGACTTACTGTGAGAAGGTATGTATTCTCCCATGTAAGAATCCCTCCAAGGTTTCCCTTTTGAATAAGCCGGTTGACATTCTGATAATCCAGGACCATCCTGAACTCAGAGGTAAGTACGACTATAGAGACGATCAAAGAGAGATAATTAACAAAGGTATCATTCAGACGTTAGCCGATAAGGCTGGGTTTGGACAATTAACGTATCAAGTAGTAAGTTTGCTTAAGTGTCCTAATGACTTAAAGAACTTCCCTAAAGGAAAGTCTCCATCACAGAGAACGTTGATGAAGTGTAGGCCTTATCTTTTAGGTGAGATTGAACGCACTAAACCTAAAGTGATCATCAGCCTAACTACGGCTGTAACTAAGGCCTTAGGATTGTTGAAGCATTCTAATACCGGTAACCGAGGAGAGATTACTAATGCATTGGGTAGTCAAGTAGTTATCACACTACATCCTAAAGCACTGACAATGATTCGTCAGAACGCATCTGGGGCTATGTGGAGCTATGACTACTTCGAGGTAATTCGTAGAGACTTCGAGAAGGCAGCCAGGCTTGCACGTGGCGATTTGAAGTTACTGACGTTGGAGGAAGGCGTACAGGCTCAGGTTCGGAATATCTCAATATGTCAAAGCATTGAAGACGTTCGTGAAGCTGTTGCGAAGTTGGCCAGTTTCAGCGGTACTGGATCTATAACCTCGATTGACACGGAGACGAATGGTTTGGATCCTATGGCTATAGACGCTAAGCTTCTGACTATTCAATTCGGTTGGAGGGACGGTACTAGCTGCGACAAGAATGGTGAGCCTATCTATAAAGCAGTGGTAATTCCATTATGGCATAGTGGTAACACCTACTATGACCCTGATGAAGCTTGGGCTTTATTGGCACCAGTTCTTTTAGATCCTCTTATGTATAAGGTTGGTCATAATATCAAGTTTGATATTTTAATGATTTTCCATACTACGGGTATAAGACTACAAGGGGTAAAGTTCGATACCATGCTTCTTTTGCATGATTTGGATAGCGGTGCCCAAGGGACGTTCTCTCTTAAAACTGCAATTTGGGATTTCGCCCCCGAACTAAGTATTGGCGGATATGAAAATCTATTACCAAAGTTGACCAAAGGTAGAAGTACTGCCCCTGGAACAACTGAGGGTGAGGATGAAAACGAAGAAGGAGAAAGTGAAGATGGCAGTGATTCAAACGGGGGAAGCGAAAGCTGAAACCAAACCAGTCTATAGGACGTATGAGGATTTCGAATACGATAAGCTGAACCTCTATGCTGGGCTAGATTGTATAGCGACCAGCAGGTTGCTTTCTAAAGTGTTTCCTAGGTTGATAGAGAGGCCTGAGTTCATTGAGAGTGTAAGTGGGGATACCTTTAACAAGGTCAACATGCCAGCCCTTATTGATGTTAATGAAGATGTGACGTTGAAAACTCTGGATTACATTTTAGATTTAGAGATCAATGGATTACACTACAACAAGGCTGAGAACCGTAGAATCAATACTAGTATGGCTGAAGAAATTGCCATACTAGAGGATGGGGTTTTCAAAATGATAGGTAGAGAGATAAACTACTCTTCTGGGATAGAAATGCAGAAGTTCTTATACGGCGAGAAGAACTTTATAGCCCCATATACAACAACCTCCGGTGAACCTAGTACCGATGGGGACGCCCTCCTACTTCTAGCAGGCATAGACCCTAAAGAGCCTGGTAATTACATACCCAAGAACCCAGATCATCAATATCTAGCATGGCTAGCGAAGTTAAAAGATATCAACTCCTCAAAAAACATGTTCATTACGAACTACATTGACGACTTCGTAAAACATGATTCTAGACTGCACCCCGGCTACTTCTTACATGGTACCAGTTCTTTTAGGATAACTGGTGGGGAACCCAACCTTACTCAGATACCTAGACCTAAACACGGGTACAACATCCGTGATTGTTACGATGTAGAGCCAGGTAACGTAATGATATTGTTCGATTTCTCCAGTGCTGAAATGAAAATTCTAGCATGTTTATCTGGAGATGATGCCATGAAAGAGGCCTGTTTTAAAGGTTTCGACTTCCATACCTTTACGGCCTCATCAATGTTGGGTGTGCCATATGATGAGTTTAAGGCTGTACTAAAAGATAAGACGGCCAAGGAAAACTCTAGGTATAAACAACTAAGGCAGGGTGCTAAGGCTGTTGGATTCGGTATAGTCTATGGATCTAGTGCCAAAGGTATTGCAGTAGGCCTGAACATTTCAGAGGATGAGGCTAAGGGGCTGATAAACCTATACTTTGATAAGTTTCCAAAGGTAAAGACCTTTATTGAGACTGTACATATGCAGGCTAAACTTAATCAGAGAATAGTTACACCATTCGGTCAAAGGAGGCAAGAGTATGGGACTCTAGATTGCTTTCGAAAGACTGCAGCCTATAACGCAGCCTTGAGAAATTCCCAAAACGCATACATTCAAAGTCCCACATCCACGCTAGGTTTGGTGGCATTCGCTGAATTGAATAACAGTGGAATGAAGCCATTAGGAGGTAAGGCAATATGCACTGTTTTCGACAGCTGTGAATGGGAGGTTCCTCTCCACAATGCAGCAGCAGCAGTAGAGGCTGGATTCAAATACATGAACGATTGGCCTATGGAGTTTTTCCCATGGTTAGATATTCCAATCGGAGTTGAAGCTGAGATAGGAACCTCTTGGGGTAACGCCGAAGTAGTACATAGAGGTGTAACCCAAGCAGAGATTGAAGCAATCATCTTAACAAAACAATAAGCCGGCTAATAACCGGCTTTTCCTTTAATAGATCGGAGAAACGATGGCTATAACCGCAACCACTAGTAGGGGGATTGGAGCCCAGGCGGTTCCAAACTCGCCTTTTGAAGGGGCAATGACTAGGGATTTATACAACAGGGCGCTGATGCAGCAGAGTTTCAATCAGCCTTACGTAAATAAAGAACAGAAGCCTTTTACTACGAAGAGTAATACCCTAGAGTGTTCTATTAAGAGCATTACTGATAAGTTCTTCGAGGGGCCCGCATGTCTCAGTGGGCAAGTGTTTAACCTTGACTATAGGGATGATGGCAGGATGTCCGATATGAGGTATCTGGCCCCTGGTGGGGTGCCCACTACCCAAACCTTCAGAGGTAGGGAGGGTCTCTCTATAAGGATAGAGATGATAAGTAGCACTAGGCGTACAGCCAATATACGGCCAAACTCTGAGATAGTTGTAATAGAGAAGGGTTTGATAGAGGAGCTAGAGGGGGATATACTACGATTAGTAGACAATGCTTCCATGTCAGCATTGTTACCTACGCTCAAATCGTGTACAAACAAACTCTCTTCCTTGCAAAGGTCTATCTCGGACCTTATTGAAAGAGGATTAGATGAAGACACTTCGGCCTCAGCAGAGGAGTTAATCGAACAATGTAACCTAGAGATTCAGGAGATTATTGATGGCCTCGAAACCGTTTGAAGAATTGCGTAGCCTGTTTTTAGAATATGAAGGCCTATCTAACAATGTAGAGTTCTGTGACGAGTTGAGTAGAGCAGGTCTGTCCAGTGAGGAGAACCCGGCCTCTTTAGATAGAGTTCGTATGTTAGAAATAGAGAAGATAGTGGATGTTATCATCCGTCAATGTGAGGTCTGATTATTGGTATAAGAAATAGTAGGACCTTTTATTAACTTAGGAGAATGATGATGGATGACAGAAGATACGTACTTAGAGGTATGGAGACTATTAACTTTAGTGTTCCAGAACCGGTACTACAGATAGGAGAGTCTCCTAATCTGTATTTAGACACTAACGATAACCCTATCGGGGAGTTAATTGAATCCTACGTAGATATGATTCGGGCTATCGTAGCTGACGTGTGGAATCAGTTGACTAGTGATATTAGTACGTCAGAGTACCCTAACCCCACCTCAGTGAAATACGTGGTAGAGGAGTTCTATGAATACGAGGGTTTCGCAAACATTCAAGTGTTTACTTTAGAGTCTGATGATGAATACAGAACTCGCATGGTTCAAAAGGAGAGGAAGGAGCAGACTGCTGAGAAACGCAGAATAGCTGCAGCAAAAGCTAAGGTTAAGAAAGTTGCTAAAGATAGGGAGGCCGACCTTGCCACAATGAGGATGTTAGCTGCGAAACACAAAGTGACCATAGTAGTTTAACGAACGTAGGGAGACTTCAATGTCTATATTGAAAGTAGGGTCTAATAACCCCAAGTTGTCTTTTATTTTGTCCAAAAATCCAGCAACCATCCGCACCTCGCTGGAGCCTTTTACAAGAGATCTTCGTAAAGGAAAACTATATGGTTGGTTTAATAAAGCAGATGATTCAGAGTTCAAACTCCTATTTAAGGATTCAGACACTGAAGTCTCTTTTGTAAGTTTTAGCGAATGGGAATACCTTGATAAAACCAGGTACAGCAGCCCATATCTCCCAATAGGCATGGTGACTACTGCATTAGCCTCAGCTCTCAAGAAAGAGAGTGAGTTTGATACACCGGAATTCACTAGCTACGTTGAGACAGTAATCAAGGTTTCAAACCCTAAGATTGCTTCAGCTTGTGCTCGTCACTTCGTGAACATGGCTAAAATCGAGATGGGGATTCTATCCGGACAAATGTACACCATACATATCGAGGGTAACTCGGTACAGACTATTCTGAACGTGATGGTTGTATTCTGTCTCATTCAGGCTATGTACGATAAAGAGTGTTACATTGACATGAACGCTTCTGCAATCGAGTTCTACATTCGTGCGCTGAACCGTGTCAATGCACCGTACTTCATCCGTTACCTGTTCAACCGCACCGTGTTCTCGGATAAGCATACGTTCAACACGTATCGTGAAAGTATGCAACTAGCCGGCACTGTGATGAATTATGGTGACACTCGCAGACACCGCTTTGATGCAGTGGCCGAGATACTAAAAGGTGGAGAGCGTTTAGTAGACGTTGGATGTGGAGAGTTGTTCTTCTCCAAACGCCTAGCTAAAAAGTATGGCATGGTAGATGCATTTGATGCTGATCCAGTGGTGGCAGAAGACAGCACTGGAAAAGCTAAAGGTTGGGGGCTGGAAAACGTTGTAGTTACCTGTGAGGAGATCAATGCAGGATATGTTGATACGGCTGCTTATATGCTAGAAGGGGCGGATATCTTACTCACTGAAGTGATTGAGCACATGGAATTGGATCAAGCCATGTCGTTACTTCGAGCCCTGTTGAAAACCGACTACAACCAGATTGTAATCACCGTTCCTAATAAGGACTTCAACGTCAACTATGACATCTCAGAAGAAGGCTCTCGTCACAGCGACCATAAGTGGGAACTCGGTACTAGTAAGTTTAGTGAGGTACTGACTCAGCATGGCATCCTCCCAGATGACCTACGTGGAATTGGTGACAGCGTAGACGGTATCCATTCCTCTATCCTGTTACATTTTAAGAAAAAGGAGGTAATAGCATGACCGCCGTTGCTTTGAAAAAGAGTCAAGTTCAGATCTCAGCGCCATTAAACACGGTGTTCATTCTGGCTGGACCTTCTCGTTGTGGTAAGACTACATTCGCTTGGAACTTGGCGGCTGAGTTGGAGAAGGGATATCTGAAGCTGTTTAATGAGATTAAGGTAGGCCTGCGTCCAGTCTCTGTTCTTACTAGTGATGCTTACCGCAGTGTGCTTACCGGTAAGGAAACCCCTAGTTATTGTACTACTGAGATGCAGGAACTGTCTGAGCAAGCTTTCCAACTTCTGTTCGCAGAGTTAAAGGCCTTCACCTCTTTCCCCGTCAATACTCCATACGTCATTGTGGACACGACGGGATTGGATCCTTGGTTCCGCAATGAAGTATCTAGGATTGCCAAGGATGCATGTTACCATGTGCAACTAGTCCTGTTTGACCTGCCTCATTCTGAGTTTTATGACGCTATACCGGAAGGCCGTGAGCACAAGTATCGTGTTGTTATTGCAGCTCAAGCAAAACGATTCAAGACTGAGGTGATGCCATCTACCCGTTCTAAAGACTACGACGCTGTATATCGTATGCGTCATCGTATCAATCAGAGTCCTAACGTGGAAGGCGGCTTTGTTGTAACCGTTGATTCTAACGGGTTGGCCATGTTACCTAACTACACTCTGGAGGGTGATGATACGTTTGTGATAGTAGGTGACGTCCACGAACATAACACCGCTCTGATGGATATGTTACGGATTGTAGACTCAACCTATACTCATGACAATGTGCGTATAGTACTGATCGGTGACTACTTGGACAAAGGTGGTTTCACTAAGGAGATAGTTGACACGGTGTGGACTCTGGTAAACGCCAGGGGTGCCATAGTAGTGCGTGCCAATCATGAGAACTACGTTGTGAAACGTATCCTCGGTGAGATTGATCCCAACTTGGACTTAGAAGCTAAATCCTTCAGTTCATTAGGATTCTTGCTCAAGCCGGAAAACCAAGAGTACGCTGATAAGGTGGTAGAGATATGGGCACGTTCCGTACCTTACTTGAAGCTAACTCGTATCAACGCTCCAACCGTGTACGTAACTCACGCACCATGCAAGAACGAGTTCATCGGCAAGGTGTCAGACTTCGCCCAACGTGAACAACGTAACTTGCGTAGGTTTATGGCTGATGATGCCCGCCCTCATTATGAGTTCTTATTCACTGAAGCTAAGGGTAACCACCCTATGCACATAATGGGCCATGTAGCTCATTGTTCTCAGCGGATCAACTATAAGAACAAGTATATGCTGGATACTGGTGCCGTCTACGGAGGTAAGTTATCGGCAATGGTGATCATGGCTGAACAAGACCGTTTGATTCAAGTTGATTGTGAAAAACTGTTTGAGTACGAGGAAAAGGCTCTTCGTACCGATGCAGTAACTCCGATCAAAGTGGAACAAGAGTTCAGTTTGAAACAGTATGACTTGTCGGATGACGACTTGAAGACTCTGCGCAGGTTGGAAAACTCACGAGTGCAGTACGTGTCTGGTACAATGGCTCCGGCTCGTTCTACCAAGGATGACATCGAGTCCCTAGAAGAGGCATTGAAGTACTTCAAGGACTACGGTGTTGAGGAGGTTGTCATTGAGCCTAAGTACATGGGCTCTCGTGGCCAACTCTATCTGTATCGTGATACTCCTGAGAAGTCTTTCGCTGTGTCTCGTAATGGGTATGTAGTTCACCAGGATGGTATTCAGAAGCTGATCAGTGACGCCTTCGATAAATTCGTTAAACTAGACTTCTGGAAAAGCGAGTTGATCCTAGACTGTGAGCTGATGCCTTGGTCTCTACTGGGTGCTGGTCTCATTAATAGAGACTTTCAGGCTTACGGTGATCTGGTTCTCAATGAGCTGACTGATTTGGATCATGATGAAGAGCTAGCTAAACTCACGTTGCATAAAGAGTTGAAACTGGATGAACGTCAAGAGTTCCTCAATGTCTTCTTTCAACAGTTGGCGTTGTATGGGGAAGTTGGGGAGCCTCACGCTAAACCATTCTCAATACTTAGTATTGATGGGGTGGAGCAGGTTACAACCATGAGTGCAGATGAGGCTTACAGCAAGGTCTCTGACGATGAGTTTATCGTTGTAAACACTGCAGTAGGTTTGCTGGAAGCTCAGGAGTTCTTCAATAAGAAGACTACAGCCGAAGGTATGGAGGGCATCGTAGTTAAGCCTCGTTACTACAAGCCGGAAGTTGCACCGTACATGAAGGTTCGGAACAAATCCTACCTCACAATTGTCTACGGTTATGATTTTTGGCTACGTTACGATAAGCTTTGCGAACAGAAAAAAACTAATGGTAAAATGCGTACTTCTATCAAGGAGCACGAATTGACCTTGGCTTTGCTGAGCGACAAAGGTGAACGTAGAACCGAACTCATGGTTAAGATGATTGCTGAGCTGGGTAAGGAAAAAGGTCTGGATCCACGTTTGTAACAGTAAGTGCACTTCGTCAGGCCCTTGTTTACTCAGGGGTTTGACTAGGTAACACTAAAACTAACTGAAAGGAGATAACATGATTCATGTGAACTTAAAAGAGAAGTGTCTAGTAGATGGAGACACTGGAGAAATTTTACGACCGGAGTGCTTTGACTACCTGAGTCAATACTGCTCATTCATCGAAGAGCGTGGGCACAAGGGTGCTTCTCAGTCCTTACTACGTCGGGTCTTTGACGGAGAGAAGGTCATTTCAAAGATGATTGACTTTTACCAGAAACATGAGGCCAAGGGTGATTTCAATCATAGACACCCGTTGCAACCATCTCAATAATACGAATATTTGCGGTATAAGAAATTTGTGAGTATAGTATATATCCACTTATCTAAGGCCCATAGTTTCGACTAGTGGTGTTAAAGGTATCGGTGGTGAGTGAAGTGTTACACTTTACGGTTACCACTCTTCATCAAAGCACTACCAATTTCCTTCGTCATTGGTAGCAGCAGGTGGAGAGCGAGCTCGAGATCTATTAGTACTTATACTATTGATAAGCTTCGAAGAGCTAAACCAATTTCCTATCGGAAATCAGTATACACACAAGTTTCAAAGTTTCACCTTTTGTATTTTGTACGTGTACGCACGTCGTATAGAGCTACTCTATACTTGGATTGCGCACATCAGCTGAGAACGTCCCTACCAACCTAGGGGTTGTCCGGGCCGTGCTCGAGATGTGCATAAGGCATGATGAGAAAAGGCATTAGATTTTTAACTTAACCAGGAGTACGCATGTCTGAAGAAACTGCAGAATTCATCGACCGCATAGTAGAAGGCGTAGATGAGATTGATCAAGAGATAATAATGGTTAACCCTGTTATGTCAAAGAAGGAACTCAACGCCCCTTCAAATCCTGTCGAGGATAGATACGGCAGGCCTCGCTGGATTAGAACCCGCATGTGTTACTGTAGGGATTCACGTGTAGATTCATGTAACATTATCATGAGAAGTAGTTGTCCTTCGGAAACTTTGGACAAAACTCAACGTACGGCTGGTAAATGGCTTTGGGCTTCAAACCCGGATTTCAACGCTACTCCAGTGAACGAAGAGGGTGAGTCAGCAGAAGTAGAAGCAACTAACGATTCTGGAACAATCGTAATTAGCTAAATATTTTCTTCAATGTCAACAGGATGTTACACGCATCCTGTTGATTTCATTGGATTTTAAAACCTTGTTTTTTAGATAAATTTGTATTAACATAACAGTTCACTGAAAAATTCTGGTATGTTTTTGGTAGTAGAAGTACCCACATAATAATAACGAGATGGAAATGATAATAGAACAACGAGATACAACTCAGGCAGTACAATCAACTTCACAAACAGTTTTTGAAGACGGATTCTCAGAAGAAATCTGGGCCTCTACTTATAAAGACCACAACGATAAAGATGTAAATGATACGATGTTGCGAGTAGCCACCGCCGTCGCATCAATGGAAAAAACATCAGATTTACAGAGGGAGTGGACGGATAAGTTCTACGACCTACTTAGTGGATTCAAAGCCACTTCTGGCGGACGCATTTATGCTAACGCGGGAACTGAGTGGAAGTCTACTACTCTTATGAATTGTTATGTTGCTCCAAGGGCCTCACACGATATTGACTCCCTTAACAACATAATGAAGACTCTGAATGATCAGGCTAACACCCTTAAATCAGAGGGTGGCTGGGGGGAGAACTTTAGCTACATACGTCCTAGAGGATCCTTCATTCATGGTATTGGAGTTGAGTCCCCCGGGGCAGTTAAGTACATGGAGCTGTTTGATAGGGCTTCCGATATCATCACCTCTGGGTCTGGTAAGAAATCTTCAAATAAAAGAGCTAAGGGTAAGATCCGTAAAGGCGCAATGATGGGAGTTTTAGACTGCTGGCACCCTGACCTTGTAGAATTCATTACTGCTAAACAGCAACCCGGCCGCCTGTCTAAGTTTAATATCTCCGTTAATTGTACGGATGAGTTCATGGATAGAGTGGTACGTATTTCTGAACTTGAATCTAGCGTAAACGATAGTGCAGCAGAAATCCAGGAATTAGATAAGTGGGACTTAATGTTCCCTGAAACTACTTTTGAAAAGTATAAACAAGAGTGGAACGGGGATATAGGCCTGTGGAAATCTAAAGGATATCCTGTGGTTATCCATAACACGGTTTCTGTAAAGTGGTTGTGGAACCTGATCATGGAGTCCACCTACAATAGGGCGGAACCTGGTATATTGTTCCTTGACCGTGCTAATTACTATGGCCCTTTGAATTACCTAGAAACCATATTTGCTACGAATCCTTGCGGAGAGCAAACATTGTCCCCAGGCAACGTATGTAACTTGGGTTCACTAAACCTTGTACACTTCTTGAACAACACAAGAACTGGTTTTGATCTGGAAAAAGTAAAGATGTACACTGAATACCTGGTAAGATTCTTAGATAACGTAAGTGATTTATCTAAGGCTCCATTACCTGAGTACGAGTTCTCCATGCGCAACAAAAGACGCATTGGGGTTGGTATTCTTGGGTGGGGCTCAGCATTGTATATGCTCAAGACGAGACTGGGGTCTGAAAAAGCAAACACTATTCGTGAAGACCTTATGAGGACTATAGCCCAAACCTCCTACACGTATTCCGTAACCCTTGCAGAAGAAAAAGGCATGTTCCCATTATGTCAACCTGAGAAACACGTAGCCGGGGCTTTTGTTAAGAGTCTAGGACTACCTCAATCAGTATTGGATAGAATGGGAAAGACTGGTATCCGCAACAGCTCTCTACTGTCTATACAGCCTACTGGAAACACTTCCATATTTGCAAACGTAGTGTCCGGAGGTTTAGAGCCGGTTTTCATGCATGAGTATATCCGCACTGTTATAGTTAACGCTATGCCAGATCACATATCTAAAGTAACCCCTAGGTGGTTTGAGGGGGAGTGGTTTGAGACAGAGATGTTCAAACTTGCAAAAGAGGGTGATGAGGAAATCCTCCGTGGTATTGACCCTAATGGGATTGTTTATAAGATAGACAAGAACCGCGGATTAACTAAAGAGGTTCTGTGTGAGGACTACGGAGTCCGATTCATGAAGCGTATTGGTGAGTGGGATCCTACGGCAGACTGGGCAGCTACCACTGTTAGTATGTCAGTAAACGACCACGTCAATGACCTGACCGGATTTGCTAAGTGGATTGATTCCGCTATGAGCAAGACGGTTAACGTGCCTAATGAGTATCCGTTCACATCCTTTGGTGACATCTACTTAGATGCGTATAAGTCTAATTATGTGAAGGGCGTAACTACCTACCGGTCTGGAACTATGACCTCAGTATTGGCTGCTAAAGATGAGCTTAACGCTGAATCTACTGATGAGGAGATAATCCTTAGTGATGTTAAGTTGCCTGATAGCTCCCCTGCAACTATGAAGATCCTTAAAGCAGAAGATCGTAAGTGGTACTTGACGATTATCTGGAATGAGGAACAGACTAGACCTTTCGCATTATTTGTGCACACCAATAGCCATGAAAAGAGTGTAACTACTACTGGTGCTATGGAGCACTTAGTAGAGCTAGCTAGACGTAAGGGTATTCCCGAACGACACATTGAGGCAACAATGGATAAGAGCGGGGCAGATAGTAATGCCACTAAGATAGCCAGAGTTATAAGCATGTGTCTAAGACATGGTATTCTGATAAGGAACATTGTTCATACCCTGGATCAGGTGGAGGATATCTTTGTGGGATCTTTCCTATTCCAAATTAAGAAGTTCCTATCTACCCTTATTAAAGATGGTGAGAAAGCGGAGGGTCAAAAGTGTGAGGTATGCGAATCTAGTAACATTATCTACAGCGAAGGATGCCAGAAGTGCGCAGACTGTGGAAGCAGCAAATGCGGCTAATTCTATAGCCTGGCCAGACCTGGAACTGCCTCCTATAAACCTATTATCACTTGGTAGGGAGGATTCTCCTTGTCAAGGTAGGTGTGTGTTGAGAGGTGGAGTATGTGAGGGCTGTCTGCGAACAAGCGATGAAATAACTGAGTGGACTCTATATGAGCCACATGAGAGGTTACAAGTGTTGAATAGGATTAATGGGGCTAGTAAGTAGGGACTTACACTTATCCAAGTGATACCTCTTCATATTTGATGAGGTCCCCCTTTTATCACAGTATAGGTACATTATATGATAAAAATGTGTTTAGGGGTAGATCCCGGTAAAACTAATTGTGGGATATCCCTACTTAGGATTAATGAGGATAAAACCTTTTCATTGGTTAAGGCAGAAACTCTAGATACTTCATCCTTTACCAGCATGTCAGCATGTGCGGATTACATATGTAACACCTTCACTGAGGGTAAAGACATTCACTATGTAACTTTAGAAAGATTTGTGTCTTTCGGGGGAACCTCTCCAAGTGTTGCAGAAGATATTAATATTTTAGTCGGATCCATACTGGGTATCTTACACTATCGTGGTAAAATTAACAGTAACCAAAGTGATCCTAGCGTTTTATTAGTAAGATCTATAGAGTGGAAAACTGCCTTGGTAAAAACCCTAGTAAAGACTAGGGGGTTCGATAATCCAAGTTCGTCAGGGCTACTTGACAAAAAATTCAGTATGGCCGCAGCAGCGTGTATATTAGGATTAGATAAATTAGAGAAAGGAGTGAATAATCATGAAGCAGACGCCATCTGCGTGGCCGCTTTCCCAATACTATGTGGCAATACGTGACTGGTTTAGTTTCAGACTAGCTTACGTAAGGGACACTATGGATGAGTGGGTGGATAGAAACATTATGGGTGCAGTAGATATGGCTTACGGACATCCATTGGATCCCGTGGATATAGTTGTAGAAGTGGAAGAGATGCAAGCAGATGACGACGTAGTACCACAATACATGATTAACGACATGAAGCTTGTGTTCGATAAGTACGACAAGGTTGGTGACGACGTAGTTATTCTCCCACAGCATTACCTTACTCGTATGGGTATGACTGAGGAATACTTCACTGAGCGGGGTATTAAAACCATCGTCTTCTCTGATGAACTCTTACTAAAACCTTCGCTGGTTAAGACTAGCGGTAGGTGGTAGTATAAAGAGGCTGGACCCTCTTTTTAGCTCAATTTAACTCCCATTAATTGGTATAAGAAAAGTGCAGTAAACACTGCAACTTAACTTAACTCAACGGGAGTTTTTTATGCATAAGAATAAAATGGGATTGTTCGGACGTGCGGTAGCAAAGGTGTTTGGTAAAGAGTTGGAGCACCGTGACGCAGAACGACAAGCTGAAAAGAAAGTGCAACATCTGATTAAGATAGGTCCCAGGAATCGGGACATCAGTAAAGATAAGTTCATTCATAGAGAGATCGGTAGAATCCCGGTCTTCACGGTTAAATGTCGTAAGATAGCGCTACTTAAAGGTTAAACTACCCTGGAGTATGGGTCAGTATCACAACCGCCTTCTAAGCGGTAGCCGTGTAACTGGATCAATATAGGTTCGAGTCCTATCTGGCCCCCCAATAGTTTAAGTGAGAATATATGCCGTCAATAAAACCCTCTAAAGTCGCCATGACTTTACTTTTTACTGTATTCGCTATTGGTATATACCTAATAACCTTAGCGGGATATACGGTGTTCCACGTGGTTATGGATCACCTAGGTTATAGGGGGGTGATACTTATCAGCATCTTAACCCCGTCGTACATAGCTATACTAATAGAACAAAACCCTAACCCTACCTATGGGCTGGTTTACAATCTGAGTTTAGCCCTGATCAGACTCCCTATATTGTTAATGGGTATAGCTGCAGTTCTAGGGGCGTGTTCTATAGTATTTGAAACTAAGTCAGTGTATTCCCTGATATACTGGGCGTTAGTACCGGCCATAATATACGTGACTAACATTCTAATGATACGGGTGGAATTACTAACTAACAAGTTTATGTTGGTTTTTCTGGATGTTAAAGACCGTTGGACTTCAATACGTAACAAATCTTAGTTTCAATCAATGCGGGATTAACTCAGTTGGTAGAGCTCGAGTCTCTTATCCCGCTCCAAATTCAACCAAACCTAGAGGTACCAATAATGGGTGGGAATGCACTTAAGAACTGTGAGACGAGGCGTGTCTCAGCAGTGGATTACGAAAAGATAGTCTTTGATGTTGTCCCTATCCTCAGGGGCTTAAACTTTAGAAATGCTAGGATTAACCCTATTAGAAGTTACTCTAGCAAGCCAGACTTCGGGGACTTAGATGTTCTGTTTGAGATAATAGAACATGTTAACTATACTGACCTTAAAGAAGAAATACGGAAGGCCTTCAACTCTAAGGAGGTTGTCAGCAACGGTAACTGCATCTCCGCTGAGTACCAGGGCTTCCAGGTTGACGTCATTAAGGTGCCTAGTGTAGAGTATTTCTCAACCTACATTTACTTCGCTTTCAACGACTTAGGTAACTTCATAGGGCGTATAGCCCATAAGATGGGTTTCAAGTACGGCCATCAAGGGCTGGTGTATCAATTCCGAGCTATGGATGATCACGTCGTAGAAGAAATAATCATCTCAAGGGATATGCCAGTAGTGCTCAGGTTTCTAGGGTATGACTTTGGTATGTTGAGTAGGGGGTTCCAAGAACTGGAAGACGTCTTTATCTACGCAGCTACAAGCCGTTTCTTTAACAAGGAGATTTTCCTTCTTGAGAATAGAAGTCACATTTCTCGTACTCGTGACAAGAAGAGGAAAAACTATAGGCTGTTCCTTGAATGGATGAAAGACAAGTCCGGGCTGCCTGAATATAAGTGGCCTTCGATGGAAGAGTGTGGCGGTAGGAAGACTAGTGTGGAATTTCTACAGGAGGCGTTCATTCAGTTTCCAGGATTTCAAGAAAGGTACGAAGAAGTACGTCTCAGGGTCAACAAGTACGAGCAATATAGAACCCTGTTCAATGGAGAACGTATAAGGATTATCACTGGACTAGAGAATCTCGAGCTAGGTAACTTCATCAAGACTCTGAAGAACTGGGGAGATAACTCCTTAGAGGGTTCACTTCAAGATCACGTACTTAAACTTGAAACTCAGGAGAAGGTAGACTACTTTATTAAGGATTTCTTTGAATTACAGAAAGGTTTCAAACATGAGTGACAATGTAATAATGCAAGAAGAGCTGGCCTGGAGAAGGCGGGAAGATACGCTAGAAGTACAGCAGGAACAAAAGATGGCCAGGGGTCTAAAGGAGATTAAGGTAGAGGACCTAGGTAGTGGTGGGTACCTATTCCTAAAAAAGCACCACCCCTCAGTCCCATTAGCTTCACTAACACAACCACAACGTGCGGCTAATAATTGGCCGTTTCCAGCAATAATGTAGGAGGAAGTATGTTTGAATTACATGTAACAGTTAATCACACGGATTGTTCGGCGTTTGAAGAGGTATGTGAGGAGTTGGATGTAAAACCCTTACGTATCCTACTTCAGGGTATAGGTCATACTGACTCTATTACTTCTTCAGTAATTGACGGGTCTTTGAAAGACGCTCACGATAAAGTTAAAGAGATCTCTGAATTCTTTAAGAAGAAAGGGTTTATTGTCCTGCGGGAAAAGATTGAAGCTCCAATAGAGTCTAGTTTACCCATGTTATATATGGAGAGCCGCATTAACGTAGAGGTTCCTGATAGTCTTGAGGGGGTTGAGAATCTGTGTATGTTCCTTCATAAACATAGGCACTCCCTTATTTATAGTAAGAGGGGTACTAATCAAATAATGACGTTACGGTCGTATCATCCTAACGTTAAGAATTTTCATGAAGACGTTCACTCCATGCATGAGTTGATCAGTAAATCCTTTACAGTGGAACCTATTACTCTTGAACGCTGTGTAATGGACACCAACACCAACCACGACTTAGACTGGATCAGGTTTAGCCCAGCCTTTGCCGAACGACTAGTTCAGGGGAAATTATGAAATCAAACATCATCATCCACACCGAACAGAATCCTGAAGACAACGCAATGTTACAAGCATTGTACAGCCGTTCTGCAGACAGTGTATTGCAACACTTGGAACGTCTCAAAGAGGTAGGCTCAGGTAAGTTCATGGAACAGTACTACGTTGGGTATGGTCACAACTCCATTGCCGACTGTGGTTTCATCACCATCTACTTCGAAGGTGTCTCAATGCTGGCAGCTAAAGCTATTGAAGATAACCCTTTGTTCAACGGCCAAGAAAGTTCTAGCCGTTACATTGACTGGTCAGAACAGCCTTTCTTCAACCCGTACGCCGACGATGAGAACCCTGAAGTGGCCGAGGCGGCTGAGGTTCTTCTGGACGACATCCGTAAGTTCTACGTGAGCAGCATCGAACCTGTGAAGGCTCATCTTCGTAGACAATTCATGCCTAAAGAAGATACAGACATGAATGTATATGAAAAGACCATCATGGCCAAGACCTTCGATATCATGCGTGGCTTCCTACCATGCGGCGCTGCTACTAATGTAGCTTGGACAACTTCTCTACGTAAGGCACGTGAGCATTTGGACTTGTTGAAGATGCATCCTCTGGCTGAAATTCGCAATTTGGCTAGTAATGCCTACATTCAGTTGACTGAGAAGTATCCATCTTCATTCCCGGCAGTGCTGAAGGCTGAAGATACGGCGGTAACTGCTTACAACTACTCATACTTCAACTTCTACGCTGAACGTCCGATCAAGTTTGACGCTAACTACTTCATACGTCACGTGGATGAACCAGATGTCTACATCATGGATGGCGAGATTGGCCACATGGAAAAACGTCCAGCTAAGACTGCTTTTCACAAGCATGAAGTTATGGCTAGGCTGCGTCGTTTCGATGTGTTCTCCGAGATCGACTTCGGTTCCTTCCGTGACTTACAACGTCATCGTGGTGGATACTGCAGTATGCCTTTGGTGGACAACACCTCGGGTTTCCATCAGTGGTACTATGATCGGTTGCCGGATGCAGTCAAGGCCGAGGCTAATAACCTTATGGATAAGATTGCAGCATTTCTGACTACCACAGTTCCTGAGGAGAACCCTCTACGTACTGAGGAAGAAGACATGAAGGCTGCTGCAGCTAACTACTCAGCTAAGTTGAAGAACCAGTACGTACTGCCTATGGGGACTATTGTTCCTACAGTGTTGTCGTATGACTTGCCACAGATGGCTTATGTGATGGAGTTGCGTACAGGTCAGACTGTGCACCCTACGTTACGTAAGTACTTCCATGATGTATTTGAGGGTATTGACAAGATGGATAGTGCATACACTAAGAACCTGTATCCGAATCTGGCACCGGACGAGTTCAGTATGAAACGTGGTACTCAGGACATCGAGAAGAAGTAAAGTAACACATGAAGGCTCTTGGAGACAGGGGCCTTTGTGAGTTGTTTAAAACATAAAGGAGAATTGAATTGAAAATCGTCAGAAACACCTTAGTAGTATTACTAGTACTCATTGTCCTACTGGGATGCAGCCCTAAGTCCTCACAGAGTACCGACCACAACACAGTCATGAACACCATACCTGAACTCAAAGGGTGCAAGGCATTCACCGTTAGTGACGGATACAAGGAGCTGTGGATAGTACGATGTCCTAACTCCCATACTACCTCTATCAACGAGGTGCACAGCTGTGGCAAGAATTGTACTAGCCATAGTGATACATCAATTATCACTGACAGCGATTTCTAACCAGCTCTTGCAAACCTCCTACCGGCATGGTATATTCTCTACTTCTTAAACGAAGTAAGGATTACGAAATGAAATGCATGCACGGTAGGATTCACACAACTGAAACACCTTGCCCTCAATGCCTAGAGCTGGGTGACATCGAAATTGCAAACATGAAAGTATGGGAACACATGACAGACGCCATGTCAGACTTCTTCTTCTTTCATTTCAAACACACAGCGGTAGACCTAATTTGGTTCTTCCAGAAATTAACAAACACCGGAGAGTTTGGCCCTGAAGGCCACTTCGTTACCAAGGGGTATTGGAAAGATGGTAAACCAACAAAAAATAGTATTACTGATTGACCTGGATGGAGTCTGTGCTGACTGGTATGGGCAGATATACCGTGAGTTAAAAGTGATATTCCCCAATGATGAGATTCCGTCAGTTCATGATTTGGTCTCGTACTTCTGGGAAGACTCATTCGACAAGAAGTATCACACATACGTCGATGCAATCTGTGAAGCTAAGGGCTTCTATAGGAAGCTGACTCCGTACGTCGAGGCTCAACTGGCACTACAGGACATCGAAGAGAACTGTCTAGACTTCATAGAGCCATTCATCTGTACTAAGCCAAGCTCAGGATATGAAGAGTACTTGTGTCACTCAGAAAAGATTCAATGGGTGGCGGAAAACCTGGGACATTTCTGGGCTAAGAGAACTATATTGGCACCTGATAAGACGCTGATTGGGGTTCAGGAATGTACTGTGCTAGTGGATGATCACCCATGTATAACCGGGGTAAATCCTAATCCTCCGTGGATACAGCTCTTGTATAGTCAGCCTTACAACACCAATGTCAGAGGGGTTAATATCTTTGATTGGGGATTGTGGAATAATCTAAAACAAGTATTAAGTGAGGATCACCCTTCAAAAGAGTTACTCTTGCGTAGATTTTCTGAAGCAGGGATAATCTGTAAGTTGTAATGCACATGCAGGCCACATACGTTCTTACCTCTGAGCGGTACTATGTGGTCTACATGATGTTTAATGCCAGTAGACTCTAAGCCTGTCTAGTATCTCTCTGCTGAAGTAGAAGTTTGTTTTTATCATACCTATATTTTAGCACATTATACCAGACGTATCTGGTATTCAACTTTCTGAGTTTCATTGGTATAACACCGTGTAACACTACGTATGTTTTACGCTAGACATACTCCGGCTAAGTAGTAGCGAATTAAATATCAGTGAGACTCAGATAAATGAAAACTCCAAAACTAGCTATTGATGTAAGACAACTCGCAAAAAACACTCGTGTAACTCGTATTGAAAATGGCCTGACCGTTAAACACATGGCAGCACGAGTAGGTCTGACTCCAGCAACAATCAAGCGTATCGAAAAAGCAATCACTATTGAAGGTGCTAAGAACTATGTTCCTTCATATCGCACGTTGTTCAAACTTGCTAATGCAACTCGTGTTACAGTGCACGAATTCACCAACATGCAGTTAAACTTTAAGTAGAATTAAGGTCAACTTAAGCTCTATTTTTGGTATAAGTATAGTGTAAAGAACTATACCTTCTTAAACGTCAATGTCACCGGGAGACAAAATGACTAAGGTTATCGCTCAATACGACGAGGTAGTAATACTCGAAGACTCAATTGGTAAATTTCTGTTTTCTCGTAATGATGAAATAGTGGAGTTATCTGAGCCATCGAAGTTACCCATTATTAACGTTCACGCAAACATTCCTAATCGAATGTCTTGTAACCTATACAGAGAAGCTGTAGCAATGTTGTCGTAATAGAAAACCGACAAAGGCGGGTGTCGTGGATGCGCTCTGATCATAGCGCGTCCAACTCCTGTGGGGTGTAAGAATGGGCTTCGGCCTAAGAGCGCACCTTGTCTGAGACCTCCCTCTCAGATCCCGCCAAGCTCTTTTTTGGTTTAAATGAACAAAGGTCAGTTTAGTAATCTGAGCAGTATTGGAGTAGAGAAACTCTACTCTAGGTTTACTGCGACCGAAAGGTGTCTACTACGTATCCACCTGAAGATCGCAAAACGACAGAAACTGGGACGTCTCCAGGGACCGTGGTCCAACCGGTGCCGGGCGGACCGCGGGATCCGGCATTCCAAATTCTGTGAGTGATCTGACCTTTGTTTAACACGCATGTTCACGTATAAGAACCTTACTATATAAAGGTGAGTAGAGTAACTCTGCTCTATAACTCTTTACTCACTCAGATTGTCGTCTACGACGACGGCACTGAGTGCACGCAGGATCCTGAAGAAGACATGTAGTTTCTTCAGCTGCGGACCCGGTTCGGATGACGGAGGGCCCCAGAAGCGCATGAGGTGAACAGCAACAGCAACACCAGTTGTAGAAACATGTTCGTGTATGGAACTAGAAAGTTCCTGTATAGAGTAACTCTATACTTTTAACTTTCACCAACCGCTGGTTACCTCCGTTTTTATACTAAAAACTACGGATACCAGCTACTGGTGAGATATCTACTGCAGACATCCCAGCAGAGTCAGAAACATGAGACGAACAAAATTGAGCAATAACGTATGGGGGTTGGAATCGCCTGTACGACTCATTAGACCACACTAAGCAATCCTCTACTTGAAGTGATTGTCGTGGTCTATTTTTATAACCAACCATGTTTAAACGACGTATAACATATCTAGGAGCTCTCGGAATCCGGTGGGCCATGACGAATGTTCAAGATAAGTTAAACGTTGTTAAAACGTGTTTAAAAGGGTTCTGGCAACAGGCTCTTTTTTAGTTCAATTAAGGACCTCGTTTTGGTATAACGTAGGTACGATTAATTTAGATATAGGAGCATATTTTGAAACTCACACAACATCAAAGGAGGCTGAACATGCATAGGCCAGAAGACAACTACATTCCAGCAGATCCCCCCAATATATACCGAGCTACCTTCATTAGTAGCATTAAAAACAAAGTACTACGTAGATTTATGATGATAACGTCACTGCCGGCCATGATAGCATTCAACATAACAATGCCCTTAGTAGGTGCCATCCTCTCCTCCATTATGATCTTCATTGTTTCCGTGATGGAGAACGTGGAAACACTTTTTAAAAGCTTTAAGGAGAAATGGTAATGACGACAGTAGTACTATACCACGGTAACTGTTTAGACGGCACTGGTGCCAAGTATGCGGCGTGGAAGAAGTTAGGTGATAGGGCCACATATATCCCAGTACAGTACGGGAATAACTCTATACCTCCTGAGGTAGAAAACTCTGCTGGCCTGACTGTATTTGTATTGGACTTCTCATATCCTAAGGACATCCTGTTAAGTCTTCGTGCTAAACATAAGTCTGTGACTGTAATTGATCACCATAAGACGGCAGAGGCTGACCTTATAGGAATGCCAGACTGTGTGTTTGACATGACTAAGTCTGGTGCTGTTCTAGCCTGGGAATACTTCCACGGTAAGAAAAAAATTCCTGCAATCTTGTTACACGTCCAAGACCGTGATCTATGGCAGTGGAAGCTTGCTAAGACCAAGGAAATTACTACCGGGCTCTCTACGTTGAATGGTAGTGTCTTATTGTGGGATTCTACACTGATCAATGATTTACTGGCCGTAGGTGAGGTGCTCTGTGAGTATACTGACTCAAAGGTAGACTCTACTACTAAACCAGATAGGGTACGTAAGGTGACTATGTTATTCAAAGGTAGGCCTTACATGGTGGGTATTTTAAACGTCACAGAAAACGTATCCGAGATAAATCAGGCTATGTACACCAAAGACCCTTCATTAGACTTCACTATGACCTACTTCATTGGACCCCATAATGACGTGGTAATGTCATTCCGGTCAGACGGTAGTAAGGAGAACGCCTTTGATGTATCGGCACTTGCAAAGGTTTTTGGTGGTGGTGGACATCACACTGCCGCCGGAGGCAGGACTAGTCTAACTATCCTGGAGAAGATTCTAAATGGGTCTAAAGACTTGGCTTTATAGCCTAAAGAAAAAGCTACACCTCCACCTCTGGACAGGTTGGGGTGTAGTTGAAAGTGTGTACAGACCTAAAGGTAAGGGGCAGTACGTTATCAATAGGTATTGTATGCTGTGTGCAGCAGAACAAAAAAGAACAATAAAAATGAAGGATTTCAAATATGGCAGAAGCAGTGGTAGATAAGGCTCATTCGTTCCTAGAAGAAGCTGGGACGGTAATGAAACAACGTGCAACCCTACGTGATAAACCTGAGGGTGAGCGTAGTATGGCTACAATTGTGCGTACATTTAACGCATTGACTGGAAAAGAATTAACGGAATCAGAGGGTTGGGAGTTCATGATTCTGTTAAAGATGGTGCGTGGCCGTCAGGGTAACTATAACCGAGACGATTATGTGGATATGGCCGCATACAGTGGGTTGCTTGGTGAATGTGTGTCAGCTAAGGTAGTAGTGCCGGCGGTAGAAGCTGACACAAGCGGAAGGGTGAATAGATAATGAACGACCTACAACGATTAGAAGACATGTTGAAACTCCAGGGCACGATGAATGCCTTGGTTAATCCTGATTGGAAGAACGCTAACTACAACTGGCGAGATGCCATCATGTTGGAGGCGGCGGAGGCCTTTAACCATACCAGTTGGAAGTGGTGGAAGGATACTTCTAAAAAGCCTGACTGGGGTCAAATCAAGCTGGAAGTTATCGACATCTGGCATTTCATACTCTCGATAGCAATCGAGAATGATATGACTGCAGAGGAGATCCTGAATAGCAGATGGACCGAGGATGAGCTGGGAGACCTGCCTATCATGGATCAGGAAGCCTTACGTGATGTTCTTAGGGAAGTAATTTCAGACTCTGTACGTAGCTCAGATATAGAACTTCTTGACGACATCTTCGTCTTGACAGTTTCAGTAGGTATGACACTAGAAGACGTATATAACCTATACGTACCTAAGAACGTGCTGAACATCTTCCGTCAGAATAACGGTTACAAAGCCGGGACTTACATTAAGAACTGGAACTCTAACAAGTTTGATATGGAGACAGTGATTGAGGATAATCAAGTTCTCACTTCAATCGTGGAAACTACCAAGCCTGAGCTGCTAACCGCTGAGCTATTAACGGGGCGTTTGTATGTTGAGTATGAGAAAGTCAAGGAGACAAAACGTGGCAGTACTTAAGGTAAAAGTGGAGTACGCACAGGAGGGGCATAAGATGATCATTACGCACCCCCTCATGTCTGGTGAGCTGATGTTCCCCTGTGCCAACGAAGAAGCTGGTAAGATGATGATTGAGTCGTTGAGTAACGCTACGATTCAGGAAGTTCTGTCCTCTAAGAGTCCAGATCTGGTTGAAACACTGTTAGGCTCTGTAGGAGAGATTAAGTCCTCTATCAGCAGTATTGCAAGTGCTTTGAAGAAATAAAAAATAGAGAAACGGGGCTAATACGTTTCTTTTAGCTTAAACGAGCTTTGTAGTACTTGGCTTAATAGTAAAAAAACCTTTAATAAACTTAGACCTAACTCCTAGAGTATCGGTAAGGAATATATCGTAAGTACCAGTAGTACCGCCGTTCCAACCCCCAGCTAGAGTATCCGAATAAGGTATAGTAACTGTAACTGTTCCGGCAGCCCCACCTAAGGAGATACCCCTAGTAGATACGCTGGTGGCGCTATCATACGCAATGGGGATATTAACGCTGAACTGAGAATTGTAGCCTATGCCTCTAACGTCCATACGAGCAGAATACCCTGTTAGGTTCTGAGCCAGTCCAGTGGTATTGTCAGTCATGGTAAAGACCTGAGAGTAGTCAGTGCCTTCGTCAATCTCTATATGGTAGGTTTGTTGTTGTGCCATTATTTAATCTTGGTTGTAGAAGGATCAGCCGTGCACTTATCTTTGACGGCAACTAACTCTTTGGTGTAGCCACGATAGATTTCAAGCTCGGCTATAGCCAGTCTAAGCTTCTCAAAAGTCGTCATCTCTTTTTTAGCTTTATCAAAGGGGTACTCTGTAGGCGTGTTTACAGCAGGAGCGTCACATTTGACAGCCACAGGGACCTTCTTCTCTACTATAACAATCTCAGGTTTAGGGCACATCCAAGAGCACCCACTAACACTAAGTGATAGAAAAGCTACGAATAACACAATCAGTAAATCCTTCACTTTGCGACCCTTTCTGCCTGGCGTTTAGATATGTATAGGTTGAATAAATCTGTGGTGTTTTTATAGTCGTTTGAAGTCTTAGGCAGCTTACTGCCGAAGTCACGACTGGTCTCATAATTACCCTTTGAGTATTCTTTTGCCTTATCCACAGCCTTCTTGGCATCACCTGATACGTCACCCTGAGCCTTGTTAAAATCTTCAATACTCTTGTAGCAACTTTCCAACAAACCAGACTTAGTTAACATATCTAACTCTAGCTTAGTTATGTCTTTCTTTAACTCAGTGATTTTACCCTGCTGATACCAGCATAGTAATGATAACGTTATAAAAACTGCAGCCACGCCACCCAGTATATAGGCCTTAAGTTGTTCTAGAATTGGCATCATTACCCTTAGCTATTGAATAGTCAGACTGTCTTCGTTTTTTATTAGTGAAAGGTACTGCACTACAGATATTACAAAGGTACGTAATATTCTTGAAGTACCTGGGGTACACTTCCACTCGTAGAAAAACCCCCATACAAATTACACTTGCCCCCATATCCATAACTAGTCCAGCCGGCGTTATAGTGGTCATGGAGAGATCAGCCAATGACGCAAACGCCATTAAAGTTAATCCTAGTTTAATTATTAACCCGTCATGTATCTTGTGAGATAGAACTGCCCACGTACATACGGTGAATATAATAATATTAGATAGTACGTGTATAATCGTATCAATAGTCATGTTAAACTCCTAGTTTCTTCCTAATTATATTAGCTAGGTCCAATTTTTTCATGGCATCAATAATTGCTGCACATAACGATAATCCAAATAACCCTATTAGAAATCCTATGGTTTCATTATACAGGGTTAGATCAAAATAGTTGGATGTTGGAGATGCTAAGAAGTGGGCTAGTGTAGCCCCTGAACCTACTGTCGTTATCTTTTCCCACACTGATAAGGATTGAGATGCAAATCTAAGAGACAAAGTTGCTCCCAGTATTCCTGCGACTATAACTGCCATACTACTTTTTAATGTAGCCAAAATTCCTGCGGCTGTTGTTAGTGGATCCGACATTAACTACTCCTTTGATCCTCCTATTTTAAACGGAAGTTTTAGAAGCTATTAAGTAAGTTCTCCAGTCGCAAGGGCTAGGGGGCATATCATGTAGACCCCATGGAGAGTCCCACCCATGATCTATTAATATCTGGTTGACCTTTTCGGAACATATAGATCCTTTATAGTTCTTTACGGTAAAGCCAAAAAACTGTGGAATTTTTCTTAGACCAAAAAATAGGTAGTCTAAAACTCCATAGTAATCCCAGTCAGTCTCTAATTGTCTCTCTAAGTCTGCAGCTGAAAGTGAGATAGGACAATCATACATTTCGTATTGGTCTCCTACATACACAGGCCATATCCTTCTGCGGAATAATAGATTCATATCATAAAAGCGATTAGACGCTTCATCTAGAAATCCTATATGGTACGCAGGACAGCCAGTAAAGAACTTGGTTAACCTGCCGAAAATGTTGTCCTTATTTAGGATTATTACAATTTTAACTGACATAAGGGCGACTACGCCTTAGGTGAATTAACGTACTTAGCCGCCAGCCAAGTATTAGCAAACTTGGCTAAACCTAGAATACCGCTCACCGCTATGGCGTCTTCCCAGTTAGCTTTGTCAAGATATATCAAGTTACAGAACCAGTACGCCACAAGCAGAAGGGCTAGTAACACCCCTACCTTCTCTAGTGAGCCTTTACCTGTTTCTTTATCCTGTATAAGATCGTAGATAGAAAAGGGGGTACTAGAGGGTGCAGCCAGGTGGGCGCTTATAAGTAAAGTCAATACAGTAATTAGTATTATTAGAAAAGGGGTGTAGGGTAATACGAAAGATAGGTCCATTTAAGCCACCATTGTAGTTTTATTTAAAAGTGAGCCTGCATCAGCAAACATTAGGCCACTTGGGATTTTGTTGTTTCTTAGGGCTGCTATAGTCCAGCCCATGCGGTCTTGGTAGTGAGGCTTATCAGAGATACTAGAGAAGTTACCACCCCATTCCAATCCACACTCGTCAGCTAGTGAACCTATCTGGTCCCAGTCTGTAATACCGTCGTTGTTAGTATCAGCGTGTGGATCAAATATACATGTTTTACCATCTGAATTTATAATAACTATGTCAAAGGCTAATCCATAACCGTGGAAGGATAGAGTAGCGTCCTTAGCCTTAGTTACAATGATGTTCTCTTTTTCCGTAATGTAATACAGCCCAGCTTTCTTCATAGCAGCATTAACGTCAGGCAAAGGTAGACGACCTTTACACCAGTAAGCGTACTGCTCTTCATCTGTACGTAGGGCTTGGGTAAGTTTGATACGAATACCAAACCGTTCCATTGCCAAGTACTCCAGTTTTTGGTACTTAGCTTTTAAAGAGGGGTGAAGAGTGTCTATCCTAGGCATTACTAAAATCTCCTATATAAGTATAACAGTAAGACAAGACCTATTATGCACGCTATTATGTAAGAGTTTAAACTCATTCTGACTACCTATAAATCATTATACGTATGGGCCCTTTAATACTCGGGCCTATATGTATAATAGTTACTATGGAGCAGTTACAGTAGGTT